CTGACTCAGAAGGTTCTAGGTTCGACCCCTAGTCGGGCATCCAAGTTTAACAACATAGGAGCATAATGTGAACAACATCATTACTGTAGACTTTAGTAAGAGGAATGTGATCGGACGACAGGTAAATCCATCAATAGGAGATGGGCTGACTGCTTATCTAGATAGTCTACGGCAATCTGGTTTGGATGAAGATGATGTTTTGGACACACTTGATGCTATCAATGATGTGAACACGTATTTGAATGCTGATCCAGAAGTTCAATCATTTGCTGATGGATGGCTAGAGAAGTTTCTGTGAGTTAATGGGGAAGTAGATTTCATATCTGACTTACAAATGATAAATACATTTGAGGAGTTAGATATGAAACAGAATCATAAAGACAAATTTACTGATGAGGAGTTAATCGCTCAATATAACTTGACACCTGTTCTTAGTAAGATTTCAAGCCATTTTAATGTTCCTGATGTCACCGTGTGGCGAAGAGCAAAAAAGTTAGGTCTTGAGTTTTCTGGCAGTGGTAAAGGGGCGATGATTCCTACGGCAGAGATATTAGAAGGAAAGCATCCTCAATATCAAACTAATAAATTAAGAAAACGCCTTCTAAAAGAAGGTATCAAGGAAGACAAATGTGAAGAATGTGGAATCACTTGCTATAACAATAAACCCATCGTTATGCATCTTGATCACATTGATGGGAATAGCAGAAATCATAATTTAAATAATCTAAGATTGCTATGTCCAAATTGTCATTCCCAAACTGATACTTGGTGCGGAAAGAACAAATAAAATTTATTGGGGAGGTAAAGCCGATAGTTTCGGCAGTCGGTCTGTAAAACCGACCTGTAAAAGGGAGTGGAGCGTAACCACACCTCCCCACCAAAAAAAATGAAAAAAACGAAAAAAAGTTATTGACAGCGATCTTGGTTTGAATTAATAGAGGTTCATCAGCGAGACACGGTGTTTCGCGAAACACGGAGACGTAAAATGAATATCGGTGAAATGTATACCTTCAAGCGCGCTGCTGGTCGTGGTCGTCCCTTCGTTGGTGAAGTGGTTCGCAAGGCTGGCCTCTTCACTTACATGAAGATGAAGGATGGTACCACTGTTGCAGTGTACACCAATCGTGTCCTCAACAAGTACGAATTCAAGCCTTACAACACCAAGGCTCGTCGTGAACTGGTGAGCGAATAATAAACATCTTCCTGATGGGATTATGGTCTCGGGTTATTCCGGGACCATAATCTTTTGATATAATGCTCCTGTAGCTCAATTGGTCAGAGCTGTCCGCTCATAACGGATAGGTTGGGAGTTCAAGTCTCTCCGGGAGCACCAAATTATGCTGATATAACACAGCGGTTTTATCAGCACCATTTCTGATAAATAATTATGTGAAACTACTGAGAATCTTGTTACCTATCATGGTATTAATTCCTAGTCCGGCACTGGCGGCTGATCCTTCATGGGAAGAGATTAAACGCCTTGAAATTACATATGATGTATTAAATGTCGCAGACTTAGTAGAAACTGAAAGTTGTTTACATGCTCATACCTGCGTAGAAGGCAATCCTATATTAGGACATCATCCTAGTCTAGGCAAACTTCTTGTAGCAAAAATAGCATTTTCTGGTGTGCATTATTATGCATCCAGAGAGATTTTTGAAAAACATATCAAACTAATTAGGGGATTTGAGTATGCTAGTATTGCCATTCAAGGTGGCGTAGTTGTAGCAAATCTCCGTATTGTTTTATAATACATGACAGTATAGCTTATATGGGATAGGTCGTAAGTTCGAGTCTTCCCGAAAGCACCATTTTAAAGAATGCGACAGCCCTCTATACCCATGAACCCAGTCGCGAGGGTAGGTAATGACATGGTGATAGTGCATCAACTGCGAGGGACTAGGGGTGGAGATTGAACCCTAATCTGGGTGGGAGTCCCGGAAACAAAAATATTAAATGGTTAAATGCATTTATTTGATGTTCTTATGCGATGAAGCATAAATAGTAGTAGGAGATACTACTATGAAATGTCTATATTGTGATAGAGAAATAGCAAACAAAGGGTCATTGACTGCCCACCAAATGAGTTGCCACAAAAACCCTAATAGGGTGATACATAAACGTTCACCACTTGCCGGGCATAAAAAAGGGAATCCATCCCGATTAAAAGGAATAAAAAAGACAGATGAAGTGATCGCTAGAACCATTGCTATAGTAGAGTCTGGCGGACTACCATTACTTTCTGAAGTTTCCAGCCGCAAACATGCAAAGAGATATTTAATACATACGAAGGGTCACAAATGTAGTGTATGTGAAATAACTGAATGGATGGGTAAACCAGTTCCTTTAGTTTGTGACCATATATCTGGTGATAGTACTGACAATAGAATTGAAAACTTTAGATTAGTTTGTTGCAACTGTGATGCTCAACTTCCGACATTTAAGAGTAAGAACAGAGGCAACGGAAGATATTATGATAGAGAATATAGACAGAAAAAATCTGCAGAGAGAACTAACACATAAATACAAATATGGAGAGGTGAGTGAGCGGCTGAAACTAGAAGTCTTGAAAACTTCCGACCCGCAAGGGTCCGTGGGTTCGAATCCCACCCTCTCCGCCAGAACCCGAGCAACGGAAGCCCCCATGTCAACAGTATTGTTCATTTTAAAGAGAAAAGACAACTATAACCACGAGCGTGATGGTAGACATGTTGGCTTAAGTACAGGGTTATTTAACTCTGCATCTTTTGTGAGCGATATGCTTAATGATGTGGGTATTGATGCTGCGATGGAAGTCGCAGTTGATAACAACTGCATTGATAGGCTTGTGTCAAAGCACAAGCCAAAGTTTGTAATAATTGAAGCACTCTGGGTAGTCCCACAAAAGTTTGAAATCCTTCAAAAGTTACATCCTGATGTGATTTGGATTCTTCGTCTTCACAGTGAAATGCCTTTTATGGCAGGTGAAGGAATGGCGATGAACTGGATTGGTGAATACTCCAACATTCGCAATATGCTTATTTCGGTGAATGCGCCTCGTATGCTTAGAGAAGTAAAAGTATTCTTGAAGGCAATGCATCACTGGACAGACAAGCAAGTGAATAACAAGGTCCTTTATCTTCCAAACTTCTATCCTCAGGATTATGCAAAGCCAAAGAAGATTGATCATTCAAGTCATTTCATTGACATCGGTTGCTTTGGTGCCATTCGTCCATTGAAGAATCATATGGTTCAGGCAGTTGCTGCAGTAGATTTTGCAGAAAAGCTTGGTAAGAGAGTCCGGTTTCATATCAACTCTGGTCGTATTGAAATGAAGGGTCAGCCAGTTGCTCATAACCTTGAACATTTCTTTGCTCATTTGTATGATCGTGGTCACAGACTGATAAATCATACTTGGGCACCTAGAGAAGAGTTTTTGAAAGTATGCGCTCAGATGGATATCGGAATGCAGTGCAACTTTTCTGAAACCTTTAATATTGTTGGTGCTGATTTGATTAGTCAGGGTGTTCCTCTTATCGGAACATCTGAGATTCCTTGGTTGGCAGCAGGTAAGGCAAATGCGACAAATAGCGCAGATATTGCACATGCTTTGGAACATGCTTATCGTTTCTCATGGTTGAACGTGAAACTCAATCAGTGGACTTTGACTAAATACACTAAGAAAACTTCCAAGATTTGGAAGAAGGTATTTAAAAAGTTAGGAGCATAACATGTATAACAGACATACTTACAGGGTCCGTATTCACGGATGGGAAGGCGGAGAACTTGTGGTTGGTGTTCTCACGTTTGCAACAAGAGAAGAAGCATTTTCCTTTGCTACTGAAAAGAGCAATACCTACGGTCATTTGGTAAAAATCTACAATGAGTTTAATGAACTCATTCATGAAATTGCAGCGTTAGTAGATCAACCTACATACGCATAACGAATATGGAGAGTTGGGTGAGTGGCTTAAACCATCTTCCTGCTAAGAAGGCGTACTGAGAAATCGGTACCGAGGGTTCGAATCCCTCACTCTCCGCCAAATTTTTTAAAAATAATAGTTGACATTTGTTCTGCTCTCGCTTATAGAGAGTTATCAAACGAACAAATGGAGTTACGAAATGTTTATTACCCTGAATGCTGTGGCCACAGACAGGCCCGTCATCGTCAACACTGCTTATATTCTCGGTGTTGTTCAAGACGGCGATGACGTTTGGGTGTCCAGTAAAGGTCAGGATGCGTTCAAGGTGTCTGAAACGATTGATCAGATTGAACGTATGCTGATGCGGGCAGAGTTGCTCGTCATTTAATAAAGTTTAATGCGTCGGTGGCAGAGTGGCCCAATGCAAGTGCCTGCAAAGCACTAAAGCCGCGTGTTCGAATCACGCCCGACGCTCCATTTTAGCTTCACGGTTTACCGAGGGGCAGGAAGAGCCTACATCAATCTTGCGGAGTATCTGAAAAGTCTGATGCAACTTACATCGGAAACTCTCAGAACAGAAACAAGATCATGATAACACCACTCAACGATGTGGTAGGTACTATAGTTGTAGTCCGAGAAAAAGCCGAGACTTTGAGGTAGAGGAAGAAGTTCCCGAGCCAAAGAGTCGGAGCAAGTATCCCGCTATAGTGGAGAGTTTTCCTGTCACGCGGTAAGCCGTGAATAATGCGAGTGTAGCTCAGTGGAAGAGCACCGTGCTGATAACGCGGTGGTCGGTAGTTCGATCCTACCCACTCGCACCATACTTGGACCCGTAGCTCAATAGGTTAGAGCAGGCGACTTTTAATCGAAAGGTTCCCGGTTCAAGTCCGGGCGGGTCTACCAAATACACAGAAAGGAGAAGGCAATGGGCTGGTACGATGTACACGTAGACGTTAATGATATGATTGGTAAGACCTTCTCTAAAATTACTTCTGATGGCTGGACTGTAGATTTTGAAAATGATGAAGTGCGTTATACACTTTACCATAATCAGGATTGTTGTGAAGACGTAAGAGTAGAAGATGTAATTGGTGATTTGGAAGACTTAGTGGGCTGGCCAATATTGATTGCCAGAGAAGATTCTAATGCAGATGATCCTGGGACATGCAATAGCGAAAGTTATACATGGACTTTCTACAACTTCGCTACCTTCAAGGGGTACGTGACTATACGTTTTTTGGGTGAGTCCAACGGTTACTATAGTGAAGAAGTTTCGTGTAAAAAAGAAGTACTGAAATAGTGCTTCTTTTTGCATAAATACTTAATGCAAATTAAACACCTTCTAGAAGCTATTGATCAAACTAGTTTTTTGACTCAGGACACCTATAGCCTGTTGTCCAAAGACATTGATCGCTTCATCAACGCTAATGCAAATCGTATTTTTGCTTCTGTTGGCGAAGGTAGTTATCTAAAGAAGATGAATGCGATAGACAAACAAAAGCAAGAAGTGCGCGACCAAAATCTTGACTGGAAAGAAGAAGATAAACTTCTATCAAGGCTATCTGATAAAGAACAGACACTGAGTGGCCAAGTTCAAAGCAAACTGCATGACAGTGACCCAGACCCTGAAATAGTAGAAGACTTCATTGATACTCTTGAGTTGCATCTACAGGATTTGGCTCGTGACTACATGGAAGCCCAGTTTGGTAAAATTGAAAAATATAATCATGACGAGCCGTGGGAAGAAAACAGAAAGAAAAACCTGTATTGGCTTCAACATATTATTGTACAGATTGACACTAAAGGAAAAAATAAAACAACCGACCAGACAAAAACTGGAGGAGGATATTTTAGTAGATATCCACAGAAAGATGAATTGCATAGCAGATCATCACAAAAAGTAAATTTACAAAACGAGTTAGGCAATCATATCAATATCTATTCTTCTGTTGCAAATATTTGGGAAGTGTTGATCCATAGATTGTTAGAGCGGGATTCGGTGAATCGTTACGGGGACTCAGGATATGACAATCCGATACCTGGTTTTGTGAAACCTATAATAAGTGTGTTCGTTCATGAAGTCGTACATATGGAGCAATATGCTCGTGCAAGTATGAGGCAGCAGAAAACAGATAAAGGTTTCAGACGAGGGGATTACTCAATGATTCCCAATCCTGAACAGCCACGCCCCAAGCTAAACACATATACTAAAACTGATGCACGTGGTCCTAAAAATCAAAAAGGTAACTACAGAACGTATCGTGGCGGAAAGCGTGGTAACGAAACATATGATGTTGGCAACTATGGATATAATGTGGATCGGTGGGCAGCATATCTCGGATCGGTAAATGAAATTGAAGCACACGCTGCTCACCTAGCAACTGAACTTTATTCTGATTTTGTGGAAAGTAATCCGTTCCGTTATGCATATTCGGCAAATGAAAAGCAACGAATCATTAATGATTTCGTTGATCATTCGGTTGAAAATGTGAAATGGGGTTATATGCCCAACAACTCGTATGAGCAAATAATAGCAAAAACTGCAAGAGAGGCTGCTAAAAATCCAAACCCAACGTCAAGAGAAAAACAGTTTCTCAAGGTTTGGAAGTTGTATCTCAAAAAGGTCATTAAACACCTGCAAAGTTACAAGAAGCCGGTTCCAGACGAAGAATACTGATAATGATCAGATTATTACTCTTGATGCCAGCAGCATTGTTGTTGTCACCTACTCCAATCGCTGACCATTCATTGCCATCAAAAGTGGTATCTGTTGCTACGGTAGCCAAAGATGCACCGATTCTTTTGCGGATTTTTAAGGAAGAACATCAGATAGAGTTGTGGAGACAGGACAGCTTGGGTGAATATGTACTGACTAAGACATATACCATTTGTAAGTTCAGTGGTCATCTGGGTCCTAAGTTACGTAGAGGAGATAGACAGGCACCAGAAGGATTCTATCAACTAACTCCTCAACAGTTGCGACATCAACACAGAATGGATATTGGGTATCCAAACGTGTTTGATAAAGCAAATGGAAGAACTGGTGATAACATACAGATTCACGGGCATTGTGGTTCTATAGGTTGTTTTGCGATAACGAATAACCCTGCAATTGAGTTGTATAACAATGTCAGAAAAGCGTTTCATTCAGGTCAAAAGGTAATACAGATTCAAGCTTATCCGTTTAAAATGACTAATGAAAACCTTGAGAAAAACAAAAATGATGAAAACTACATTTTTTGGTTGACATTGAAGCAAGGATACGATAAGTTTCAATCCACACGGCGGGAACTGAACGTTTCCGTTGAGAACAAACAATATAAAATCATTTAATGGACGTGTAGCTCAGTAGGTTAGAGCAGGGGACTCTTAATCCCAAGGTCGTGAGTTCGAATCTCACCTCGTCTACCAATTTTAGGAGATTTAACATGCCAGCAATGACATTGGCGAGAAATAGTAAGCGTTACACCCATGAAGAGTGGATGGCGATGGATTCGGATGAACGTGATCAGCTTCTTGCGAAGTACGGTCCTGCTTATACTGATGAGGCGTGGAAGCTGCATCACGGGAATCAAAACCCAAGGCGGAATCAGAATACGAGACGAAAATGAAACATAAGATGTACTGCATCTTTGCCCGCGAAAGCGTAGAGAAGATGAACGGCATTCGTGGTAAGATGTGTACGCAGGCAGGTCATGCTTATCTACATGCTTATTGGGATTCTTTGAATCCCGAGAAGTGCTTTATAGATCAAGTACGAGCGTACATGAATAGTGACCGTGCTTACAAGATTACTCTTATCGTAGATACTGTTGACGAGCTTAAGACTATCCAGGAAAAGTATAAGAACATCTGCGGTACGCATCTTGTAACTGACGCTGGATTCACTGTCTTTAAGGAACCAACCACGACTTGTCTCGGTCTTGGTCCTATCAGCGAAGACAACATCGGTGACGATTTGAAAGCGTTGAAGACTTTTACGTAACATGGCAGTATAGCTCAGTTGGTCAGAGCACTCCCTTCATACGGGATAGGTCGTAAGTTCGAATCTTACTACTGCTACCAGATTTAAACAGTATGTTAGGCTAATCGCAACAAAAGGCTATGGGCTAAGCACTAAGTTCCCCGCCCATAGATTGAGGACCCATTCGGGAGAATTTGATCCTCGTGATTAGAATTGGGGTGTGCTGTTTAATAAAGTGCTTGACATGCACTTTGATATAGAGTATAAGAAGATATACAAACAGTTAAATGGCTCGTTAGTCGAGTGGTTAAGACGCTTGCCTGTCACGCAAGAAATCACGGGTTCGATCCCCGTACGAGTCGCCATTTTTAAACACTAGTAAACATAGGAAGAAAAATGCAAATTACACTTCGCAAGGCAAACGCAATCCAGATTGCAATCAATGAGGCCCTTAAGGGGTTGGAATTCGCTGATGCGATTACCATCAACGAGTTCCAGGACGCAGAAGATGAAATTGATGCCGCTGTTGGTAAGTTCGGTAAGAATCTTGCACGCCGCAATGATCTTTTGACTGCGCTGTACGAAATTCGTGCAGCAGTGTCAGCAGCCAACAACACGGCTGGAATTGATGCGCTCTTGGCTTCGGTTGCTAAGCTTGAGAAGGATATCACCTTCTATTCCGCTTATGCAAAGAGCCAAGTACGCACTGATATGGCAGTCATCAACGGAAAGCTTGGCCGTCTTCGCACCACTGATGAAAGTCGCAGAGGTTGGAACGGGGATAACGTTGCTACTACGATCTTTGATCAGGTAGCACTTGATAATTTCCGCAATCTGGTAGCCGCCGCTAAGAAGCAGAAGCAGAGTTTGCAGGACAAGCTTCTTGAACTCAATGTGAGCACCAAGATTGATCTGTCTGAAAATGCTGTTTCCACTTTGGAAGCAGAAAACATTCTCTAAGGATTGATGGCCCATTTGCTCCCCAGCAGGGCCATCAGGGAGGAAGAGAGAAAAGAGAGTAGACAGCGTTCCGACGTTATTCGGAGATATGGCGATAGCTTTGAACAGCTATTATACTTGCGTGAACTAGGGATAAATGACCTTTTGCACATTGACCCCTAGAAAAATGTAAGGTACATGCACGTTGTAAGTTGTCTATTGCTTGACAGATGTCTTCATACGAAGCATCGGTGCAGTTTGCATAGTCTACAACTCGCTCTTTTCCTTCTGTATTTTTTTTTTTGAAAAAAGTTGAAAAAAGTTCTTGACATTGGTATCAAGAATATATATAATGAATATATCAAGACGAGAGATTGTCTTGAAGCTCTTTGAAATCGTTAGTAAGTTATACTCATTAGATGAGTGCATGGTGTCGCAGGATTGCCTAATCGGTCTGTAACTCCTTGCAGAAACCTAGTGTGAGAACTAGGGGAGTGCGACTCTCACCCGTGCATTCTTCTAATGAGTATAAAAGGATTGGGGGCATAGCCTCATTAGGGTAACTCGGAGTAATCTGAGCCAAAGCAAGGTTTCCTATAAACTTGCACCAGCAATGGTCCATCTATGCAAGCCTGAACTAGCCGAAAGGCCCGTCTGTAGAAGGGCGGTAGGTAGTAAGTCAGGTATATCGTCCCGAAAGGGATAGTCTACAGAGCCAAATCGGTGAGTAAATAAGAGGGTTGGCGCTCTCACGATGTACAGCCAAACTGATGAATACTGAATGTTAACAGGTAGTTACTAAGTCTGACCTCGCAGGGAAAGGCAAAGTAGCAATACAAGCGAAGAAGGTATTGTACCGGAATCGTGAAGTATGGTTGAGTAGCCCGCAAGGCAAAAGACATGAGGTGTGTTGTATTCTGTACCTAACAAGGTATGGAGCAACTGGAGCAGCACATCTTGGTAGGTTCGCAAATTGCATAAAGGTAATGCAACTGTCTCTTAAACAGTCGATTCTAGGTTCGATTCCTAGTTTGTAACAACAAAAGCGAAAGACTGCTCCGGTATATGTTTAAAGGTGCTTAATACCACACTCGCAAGAGAATGTGGTTCAGGGATGCTCGCAAGGCGGAACTGATTGATCGGAAAGATAGCGTGAGTTCTTAGCGGAACTGAACTGCTCGCAAGGCAGACGAAGGATAGATGGTCGAGTAGACATATGCGACGAGTCAAACGCCAGACTCTAAAAAAGGCAGCATTGAGTGATACTAGATGACCGTAAAAGGCTCTAGTGGATAACGGTAGAACGCTCCTCGCAAGGGACGCGGCAATGACCAAAGGCACTCGCAATCAGGAGTAATCTCATCCTGAGCAAAGTTAAAGTTTCCAACCATCAACCCAATCGGGAAATGATGAACGATCTTCTTCTTTGATAAGTTTTCTAGAAACTCGGTTATTAATCCATATCTTTCCGGCTTGATTTCCTTTGAGTTTTCCGTCACTCCATTCTTTATATAAGTGACGGTCATTGGCAGAAATAGCTTTCGTTTCAATCCCGTTATTGATGTAGATTCGTTTGGACATGTATTTTCCATTACTTCTCCCTCTAACGAATCCGGGATACTGACCAACTTTGTCTGCTGATACTCGCTTGTTCGTTTTGCCATCAGTAATCCATACTGAATCTTTAGTGTATGATCCGTTAAGATCATAGAATGGTCCTATTGCGAGAGATTTATTATAGAATAGCGGACTAGAAATAGCATTGTATTCTTTTTGATATTCAGCTTCAATAGTTTGGAGTTCGTTAATTGAAGTAAATTCTCTTTCCAATAAAATGATTTTTTTGAAAGAATCTTGACCAAGTTTCTTTACATCTGATTGTAAGGTTTCTGAACTACTGTAGTATTTGGAAAACTGTTGGGTGCGTTTAGTGGACCCAATATAAAGATATGGCAATGCACCATTCTTCAAGTTATGAAGATTTATGATAAGATATACAATTCCGTTAATCATTCTGATTACCTTTGCTTGAGATTATAAAGTATTTATCTTTTTCTAATAATCTCAGGATTTAAAATATTTTACAATATGATATAGGACTAAATAATATTAGACTATTTTGATGAACACATTAAGGAGTCGTAAGTTTGCGACATTAAATAAGTTACTGATATGCTTTCCTTGTTGAAAGACTGAAACTTTAGTGTGTTCTTCAAAATAGTTTAATGCGTCGGTGGCAGAGTATTCATGCACTTGCCTGCAAAGTAAGGGGACGTTGGTGAGAATCCAACCTGACGCTCCAAAGTTTAATATCGTGGGGTAGAGGAGTCTGGTCGTCCTCGCTGGTCTCATAAGCCGGAAATCGTCGGTTCAAATCCGACCCCCGCAACCAGTTTAATGCGGGTATGGTATAGGGGTTGTGCCTCAGCCTTCCAAGCTGAAGAGACCGGTTCGAACCCGGTTACCCGCTCCAAAATTTAGACAAACTCATATACTCAGAAATGAGCGAAATATACAGACGAAAAAATGTGGGCGTTATGTGAGTTATACATGTTGAACTGCTGTCAAAGACGATAAATACTGGACCCAAGTTATTGCAGGACACATGTGTCTAATACTATAAGGAACAATGATGAAAAAGCTACTTATTCTTGTCGCGGCACTTTTTACAGCAACTCCTGCAATGGCAGATACTGTGCAAGGTGCAGTAGGTGGTACTATTCTCAATTCTGAAAACACGGTAGTTACTGGCTCGTTTGACTATGCAAGCAAGACTCCGAATAGTAACTGGCAGCGTTATCTGAACTTGGATTATGCCTACAACGATACGCACGGCATGGTCCTAAAGAATGAGTTTGATTCCTTTGCTAAGTTGGATTACAATCTTGACAGTCGCAACTATCTTCAAACTGAGGCTCGTTACGAATATAATGAACTTGGTGTATTCAAGAACAAGGTAGTTATTGGTGTAGGCAACGGTTACCGACTGATTCACACCAAGAAAGCTAAACTGAGTTTTGAAACTTCTGCAGGTATTACAGAAGCAAAAGGGCTTAGTGAGTTTGTTGTTCGTGAAAGTGTATGGGCAAGCTACCAGTTTTCTTCAAATACACATGTTGAAGAAAAGTTCTTGATTGAACACGGTAAGAGCCACGATTACGTTCGCAACAAGGCATCACTGGTGTTTGACATTTCACATCATGCTTTTGTTAGTGTGACAAATATCTATACGGACGATTACACTATCAGCAAGCTTACATCATTTAATTTCGGATACAAATTTTAAGATAAATAATTTTAACGCGGATATAGTTTAGGGGTAAAACGCGACCTTGCCAAGGTCATGTCACGAGTTCGATTCTCGTTATCCGCTCCAAGTTCAACAAGCCGCTGCCAGTCTCTGGTGGCGGCTTTTTTGTGTCTAAAATATTTGATTGACTTTATGCAAGATATATAGTATAAGCAAGAATGGCTAACGAAACTGAATTTGACAAGATCGCTGAAACTTGGGAAGAGCGGAAGCGAAGAGAACTTACCCCAGAAGTTATCACGGGTGATACTATAATCAAACATAGCGTTGAACTCTGTGATAAATGTAAGGGACTGGGCTTCATAGAAAAAGAAGAACTCGTTGATTATCATAAACGAGATTATGTGACTATGAGATACACATGCAAAGCATGTGAAGGTGATGGGCGAATGATTTTCATTCAAGAATATCTTACCTTCAATCACAACCCAGAGCGATACTCTAGAAAAGTTCCGTATTCTTATTGGAAAGATCATATTGATCCGCATCTTTATGCATCACGGTGGTTTAGAATGCGACCAGACAGGCGCGATCTTCAGTTAGAAGCAAAATATCCTGATTTAGCTGCCATGTCATATGACAAGTATGACGATCTTGCAGAAAAATATCGTCTCATAGAGATTTTAAAAAAAGAGGAAGTTAATGAATCCCGATAAAGTTAGACATCACCTTAACGAGTTGAAAAACAAACATCATCGTGTCCAGCAAGAAATCAACACGTTGATTCATACAAGACAACCAGACGAACAAATCTCTGAGTTGAAGAAAGAAAAGTTGAGACTAAAAGATGAAATTGCCATTTTTGAAACAAAACTTCAATCTAACGATTGATACTACTAAGTTTGATTCTTTTATCTTTTCATTAAAAGAAGTAAGCGATAGATGGGTAACGACGATGTTGATTCTTATCAAGGCCATTGGATCATTGTTTGCTCTTCTGTCTCTTATGGCCACTATTGTTGTTATAACTTCTTGGTTTATTGATGTATACGGACCATTGACTTTTGTTCTATCCGTGCTGTTAACATCATTCGTTGTTGCCGTTCTCGGAAACGTATCCATTAATAAAGTAAATTGATGTTTTTCTACATCGGCACAGAATGTCCTGTTGGTGGTTTAGAATGCCACAATCCAAATTTATACTTAGATAAAGGATGGCAACAGCTATCTTTTCCTAACTGCTTGGTATGGTATAAAGGTTACAGTACAGAATGTAATATATCCGATAGGATGTATGATATTGTCGTGAACAATTATAACCCAGCCGGAAAGTGGTGTGCGATAACACTCAAGGTCGGCGCGAACTACAATATCATACATCCACACTTCCGTGGTTTCCCATTATATAAACAAGATGACATCCTTACCAATATTAAGTTGGATGGGTTTGAAACGGTACTCTATCCAGAGTTGCCCATAACTGATAACAGTCCGCTGACCTTGAGTGAGGCATCAAGTATTGTTGGTGACATACTTGTTGAGAATACCATAAACTTTCTTGAATATAATAAAATTTCACAGATGAATGTGTTATGTTCTGCTGGTTTAGACACTATCACATCATGGGCAGTATTTGATAGTGTTACAAAAGATTACACCTTACATGCATATATTCCTAAAGATGCAGACACTGATCTTCATTCATATGTCGGTCGCATTCGTGAATACCAATCGGAATTACTTGATAAAGTTTCTAATGATTTTTGGGGATACGATGTAAGTAGTGCATACAATGATCTTAATTGGTATCTAACTGGGTATTATGCTGAGACGATTCAATTCAGAGATGGTGAAGCTATAAACATACTTGCTAACCATCAAGGCAAAAAAATCCATGAGCTTCCAGATGAAAATCATTACCTGTATTGGTTTTTGCAACGCCCTAATATCATAGAAAAATACAAAGATTCCATGTTATCTTTTAATAGTGAACAGGAACTTAAAGATAGTCTGTGGCACACGATCTTCTATGATCATCAAATGTGGCATATAGACAACAATATGACGTTTAGTCCATTCGCAGATATTCGTATTCCGCAAACTATCTATAGGATGTCAGTGGAAGATATAACGATCAATAGTACAACAGGAATTATACAGCGCAACATCATAAACCGATTCAGACCTGACTTTTTGTCTCTTGTTTCGGACTACAAAAACTCTAAGGATATCTGGAAAAACTTCCGGGAAAACTTTTCAAGCATTGTCCTTGATCCATCTGTAAAAATAAACTTACGATAAATCTTGACACTCTACCGCCTTTGATGTAGAGCGTCTTCTACATTGAAAGGAAATAGAAATGGGAAATCGTTTTGTAATTAGTGACACTCACTTTGGTCATTGATTTAAATCAATGATAAATAAGTGTGTATGGAGACACACTTATGCCACGTAATAAAACTGACAAAATATCAAAAGACTGTCCTGTTTGTGGGGTAAAATTTGAAGTTTACCCCTCGAAAATATCACAAAACACTTGTTCAAGAAACTGTAGTAGAATATTTTACAGCGGAGAAAATAATCCAAATTTTGGTAAAAAATGGAGTCAAGAAAAAAAAGAAACACAATCGTTAATCGTCAAATCTACTGTAGATCAACGTTATCGGGAATTAGCAGGTTCTGCTAATAGAGGAAAAAAATTCTCATCAAAGCAAATAGCAGCGATGCATGAGAACAGGTCCAAAGAATCATATTCTCATCCTCACAATGATGTTTCAAAGACTCTTATAGGAAAAAAATCCTCTGAAAAATGGACACAAGAATATAAAGAAAAGAATCGCCAAACTCGTGAGGAGTTGGGGCATTGGGTAAAAGATTCGGACAAATCTGATTGGGAAATATATGAAAAGCAATCAAACTGGATTAAGCCCATGTGGAATTTGGTAAATGATGCAGAATCTAAGATGAAACTTAAAGAGCATGGGGTCTTCAACCCGATAAAGAAAAAACATGGGGTTGTTCGTGATCACCAGTTTTCAAGAAAACATGGATTTATGCAAGGGGTATTTCCGGAAATATTGAGACATCCTTGTAATTGTCAGTTTTTAACAGTTGGTGAAAATTCGTCTAAACGCGAAAAAAGTTCATTGACACTGGATCAGTTATTCTCTATGATAGAACAGTATAACGAAATATGGGAAGAGCAAGAGTTAATTTTGAATCTCATAGCCGAATATAGAAAGGGAAATATATGGAAAAGAAAGGAGGTCGTCAGTGAGTAATCGTTTTGTTATTTCTGACACGCACTTTTGGGCATACTAACAGTTGGGAAAAGTTTAAGCTGCCAAACGGAGAGCCTCTTCGCCCGTTCACTTCCACTGAGGAAATGGACGAAACGATGGTAGAGCGTTGGAACGCTAAGGTTGGCCCTAATGACACCGTTTATCATCTGGGCGATGTGGTGATCAATCGCAAGTCTTTGCATCATGTCAAGCGTCTGAACGGTAAGAAGCGTCTTATTCTTGGCAATCACGATATCTTTAGGAATCAAGATTACCGTGATGTTGGTTTTGATTCTCTGTATGGTGTTCGTGTATTTGTGGACCAATTCATTCTGAGTCATATTCCTCTACATCCTGATTCTGTTACAGAACGTTTCCGTGTAAACGTTCATGGGCATCTTCATGCGAATGAGGTGCAGTGGCGTCCACTAAATGCCATGAATACGCTGGCGCGTGAACCTGATCCTCGCTATCTGTGTGTCTCTGTTGAACACACCAACTATGAGCCTCTGTCTTTTGAAGAAGTGGAAGCACGTATTCAGAAGCGTTGGGCTGATACTGGTTATGCACCTGTTGCTAGGGCTTGGGGCAATGGAAGTGGACCCAACTGAAAAAGTTGTTGACATCAGTTTGTGACTCTGCTATTGTAATCGCATGAAACAGAAGGAACAGAATATGAAAAAGGGCACGATGCTTGCTAACATGCTGCATATCGCTACTACTGCTCATCACGGTCAGTTCGATAAGGGCGGCGCGCCCTATATTCTGCATCCGTTGAAGGTGATGCATTATACCAAGAGCAATGATGAAGAGATTCAGTGCATTGCTCTTGGTCATGATGTAGTTGAAGACACCAACATTACGTATCAGGACCTGCGTGAACAGGGAATGTCTGAACGTGTCATTGAGGGCATTCGGGCGCTCACTAAGATTCCCGGTCAGACCTACGATGAATACAAGAAGGTCGTGTTCGCTAATCGTGATGCTATGATTGTCAAGATGGCTGATCTTCGTCACAATACTGATATTCGTCGCCTCAAAGGTGTCACTGAAAAGGACCTCGCCCGTATGGCGAAGTATCAGATGTTCTATCTTGAACTGAAAGAACGGTTGGAGGCATGAATGGATGATGATTATTGGAATATTGGTGAACTTCATCAAACATATAAAAAGATAGTAAGTCTAATCCGCACAAATAATTGGATTGATTTTGATCAAACCAAATGGCTTGATTATGAAGAAAAGGAAAAAGATATGGGTTGGTACAGGCTTCCTTCTCATGAAGATTATCATAAGGCAGTAAAAGTTGCCGAAGTTACACTCAATGCCCTTGAGAAGGGCATCACCATTGAGCAACTGATCAAGCGGAACCCTTCCGTTCGGGTCTTCTACACTGACATGAAGACTCGCGAGGAGAAGGCTGCCAAGGCTGCTGCACTTGAAGCTGTCCGCAAGCAAAAAGCGGCAGAAGCAAAGGCTGCTAAGGAAGCAGCAAAAGCTGAAATCATGTCCAGACTGACTCCGGAAGAACTGGAAGCATTTGGACTGAACAAGGTTGCTAAGAGAAAATAATGATGACTAGGGAAGATGCAGAGTGGATTGTTCGGCAGATTATTTCTGTAGTAGAGCATTCTCGTGATCGTGAAGACGGTATTGAGTTTGCTACGAACATTTTTCTTGGTGCGCTTATTAGCGAAGTTGAACGGAGTAAAGTAAATGCGTGACGAAGATGGTGAAACCATTATCTCTCAGGAAGTCTATGACGAAATCCTGAAGGGTACCGATAAGAGCGGAACACGCTATGTCAAGAGCGAACGTCTAGCCAAAAAGGCTATGGTTGAACTTGTCAAATCTGGTTATGCAACATTCTTCTTCCTTCGCGACGAAGAAGCCCGTGACTGGTGGGGTGGCTTGGTTAGGACTGCTACAGCTAAGGTCGAAGAACGCAGGCAGAAGATGGCAGAATATGAACTCAAGATGCGTGTTTGGAATCGCCTGAGTGCATCTGAACGCCGTACTCTTGGTATTCGTAAGCCGGGTAAGCCACGATGACCAAAGTGAAAAAGGAACAGGTGATTCCCGAGCATCGTGATATACTTGGGAACTTGCTGGCAACAGGTGACTATGTTGCCTATCCCGAAACGAACGCTCTTAGGGTTGGGAAAGTTGAAAAACTCAACCCCAAGATGCTTCGGGTCAAGGGTTTGTCCAGATGGTCTGTGCAAAAATACCCACATGATGTTGTGAAGTTGGATGGTCCAACTCTAACTGCATATCTACTTAAACAATAGGAATATACTATGACCACGCACACTGTTATCTTGGAACAGGATTCAGAAACTGGAGATGTCATTCTTCCTCTGAACAATGAAATCCTTGCCTCCATTGGAGTAAAAGAAGGTGATACGGTAAATTTCACTGACAATGAAGATGGCACGTTTAGCATCACCAAGGCTGCTGATGACATCACTCGTCCCATGGAAGACTGGGATAGCGTTCAGTGGGAATGCTTCAAAAACTGGATCGTCAACGCACTGTACAACACCAAAGTTGCCATCACCTTTACCAAGAAGGACGGAACTGAACGTGTAATGCAATGTACTTTGAAGCCAAATTTGCTTCCTAAGAAAGAAATCAAGGAAGACAAGGCTCCACGTAAGCAGTCTGAGAATACTATTGCCGTCTATGATTTGGAAGCAAACGCATGGAGAAGCTTCACTATTAAGTCGGTGAAGTGTGTATCATTTGCGGTGAAGTGAGTCAGAACTTCTATATATAAGTATTTTTAAACGGGGGTACCTGCTTAAATACTATTGTCATCGGTGATGACATAATTTGAAAGCGTTGCTTTCAGTTAACTGGAAATATTTCAGTTAGTTGCTGCGCGATAACCAAGCAAAGAAGCAAAAGAGCCGTAGGCATCTGCGGCTCTTTCTTTTCTTGCTATCGGCGGAAGTGCTACTTTAGCAGATTACCAAGTGTTGGATGATCTATTATTCAACAATATACTTGGAGAATCGTGGAGCGGCCCAATTAAGGAAATACAATGTACAGTTCACAACAACGTTTGATGAACGAGTCTTGGAAAGTTTTATTTGCCGTTCTTTCCATAGTTTTTATTTGGCAATATTTACAGTTGCAGCCGAAGATTGAGTCTTACATAAATGGACCATCGGTAGTAACATCAAAGACGCAACAGCCAACTCAGCCGGTAGTGCCAAACCCAGCCCCGGCAATAACAAAAGAACAACAACTATATAATGCATATCAACATGCAAAGTTTTTGGCTGTAGTAGAAACTTCAGAAAAGGTCCATCACAATAAAGCTGATCTTTTCTGTCTTGCAAAGAATATCTTCCACGAGGCAGGCAATCAGTCTGAAAAAGGTAAGATGGCAGTCGCTGAGGTGACTGTTAATCGCATGAAAGACCCAAAGTTTTCTGGGCATGTATGTGATGTTGTCTTTGCTGCAAATCAGTTCTCATGGGCAAACAATAGGCACCTAAGATGGAGCCACCCATCAGGAGAACAGTGGGATCAAAGTATGAAAATCGCACAAGAAGTCCTTGATCAGGGAAAAAGAATCAAGGGTATGGAACACGTTTTGTACTATCATGCTGACTATGTTCATCCACGATGGCACCATGTTCAAAAGCTTGCACAAATTGGTGCTCATATTTTTTATGTGAGAAGTGCATAATTTTTAAAAATAGCTATTGACATCCCTTCGTGTCCGTTTTATATGAGGTTCATCAAGACGGAAACGAAGGGATTTACATCATGGCTTACGTGTCTCAGGAAATGAAGAAGGAACTTGCTCCCGCCATCAGGGCCATTCTGAAGAAGTATGGCATCAAGGGTTCGCTTGCAGTTCAACATCACTCCACGCTTGTTCTCAACATTAAGTCGGGCAAGATCGACTTCATCAAGAACTATAACGAAACTCAGGGCACTCATGTCGCTAAGGACAAGATTGATGTGAACCCCTATTGGTTTCATGAACATTTCAGCGGTAAGGCAAAGTCGTTTCTGACTGAGGTTATCGCTGCAATGAAGGGTCCGAAGTATTTTGATCATTCGGACGCTCAAAGCGACTACTTCCACTGCTCGCATTACATTGATGTGAATATCGGTCAGTGGAATAAGCCGTATGTGTTTGGTGCATAACTTTAAACTTAAGGAGAAATAATATGCGTACTTGGTGGGTTCTGATTCGCAATGACGGTGGCGCTGGCATCCGGGTTACCGTACAGGGCGACAATGCATATAATGCATTTCAGATTGCAAAGCGGCTCTATGGATCGTCTTTGATTTCTCAACACGCAAATCTCTGCTGAATGTGAAAAAGGGCTTGACAAACAAGCCCTTTTTTGCTATATTAAGAATGTGCAATACCGCACGTAACTAACCACTAACTAGAGAATTTAATGACTAATCAAACTTTTAGTGTTGTAGGTATTACCGATTACAAAGATGGATTCAAGGTTCGCTTCACGAATGATATGTGCAGGCGAATCAAACGTTGTTCTAAAAATGGCGCAAACCGCTTAGACTTCGTTGATCTTCCTCATGCCATGACCAAGGTTGAAGCATTGAAGTATATGCTCACCCTTCCACAGTTTCAATCTCCTGAGGATCAGGTCACGATTGAAGATGCTCTCGCAAGCCGAGATAAGGACGCTCGCATTTCTAAGGAAAAACCGCGCCGAGGTCGTCCACCATTCCCCAAAACCACTTTAAAAGATATTATGGAGGCCATCAATGGCTAAGAAACCAATCCTCAAAATTTCCGATAAACTCACTAAGGTCAACGATAACCTTACCGTCTACTTTTATGACAATGCGTATTTAGTAGAAATCGGTGGCCGGGACGCCACTGATGAATGGGGTACGGTTAAGCTGGTGTGTAAAACCCTAGAAGATGTTTTGGTTCTGCTTAAAGAAGTAGACGAACTTCCTCGTGATTGAGTAAAGGCCCCATATGGGGCCTTTACGTTGGGTCATTCACAGATTTAATTGCCCAAAAATCGCTGGACATTGAGGTGTTCTGAATTACTTCATAGGGCATATAAAAGTATCCATCAGCGCCCCAATTAGCACCCCAAGAGTTTCTAGCAATAAATCTCTGGGTGGAATTATTGTATCCCACTAAAAGGACGCAATGCCCACCCAGCAGTTGTTCGGTTTTGACATTCGGATATGGCATCATTCCGGTTTGTGCGACCACTTCGCTTTCAAAACTGCTATAAACATCAAAGCCGATGATGACAGGATATCCTAAAGCGATTGCACCTATGCAAGTATCAAAGTCTGGCACTGATTCGTATAGTGTAACTTTTCTACGTATAGCATCTGCTACAGCAACTGAGGGCGGAGCAACTGTAAATTTAGAAATATTGTATGGCCAAAGCGTTTCTAGTGGTGCACCATTTGTGTACGTAACTTTGATACCGTCACGAATATATGCGCCACTGTCTTGTCTAACTGTACCCTCAAAAACTCTCTCATAATAGTAAATAAAGAGTCTGCTGACTTGGGTTGCTTTGCTGTTGTAGCGTCTATCCATATATTCGATGCATCCTGCGATTGCGTTGCCGGTGCAAGAACCTAGATTACCCTGATCATCAATGGGGGAACACCACTGCCTCAAGTCAACTGAGTTAGGAGTAGAGGAAGGAGCCGGTGCAGAAAAAATCAAATCTCTGGAATCTACTGGTTCTCTAGCCCAATGATATTTTGGAAGAGATGGCCTGCGTGGTTGCGGTGAAGCTATCTCTGGTGACACGTGCTGCAATCCTGGATCTTGGGTTGTATCTATCAAGGGTGGTTTAATAATCATCGGTTAACCTATGCGCCAGTTTGATCCATCGCTGTATACTGGAACAATGTTTGATCCACCTGCGCCAACTGTTGCTCCGAAATTTCCAGCAGCAACTAAGTTAGCATTATTAACAAATGCTCTCTGTCCCGCAGTAGTGGCAGATGGTAAATTTGCAACTGCGACCGGTATAGTGATTGATATTGATGAAGATATTACCTTTGCACCAATTATATTACCGCCAGTTAGAGTGACATTGCCACCTGAACCGTTTGTGCTAAAGTTGTTAGCTTTTACTAGATTGCCGCCATCAACGTTGCCAGCAACCAAATTACCAGTAACATTTGCGGTGTCAGCAGTGATATTGTTTGTCACTGAGATGTTATTAGCGTTGGAAATGTTACCTTGAACAACAAGATCATTAGCAAAGTTTGCATAATTAGCAGTTACTAAGTTACCAAGATTTGCAGTACCTACAGACGGGAATGTTGTGTTACCAGTACTGTCAAGATTCCATTCATACTCACTACCTTCATAATCAGTATAGAAGTAGATGTTGTTTGTATCAATGTCAATATAACTATTGCCAGAAGCGTCCGTTAGATTTAGACTACCGGTTACTGGTTTAATATAACTACTTCCAGGTACTGTTAAATTACCATTATCTTCGAATATCCAGTTATATGCACCTTCTTGACTGTACAACAAAACATTACTATTAGTGCCATTGTCATTTAATTGGATACCTGAATAGACACCAGAATTGGTATAGATGTTAATTGCTGTGTTTGGTTGGCCAGTTATGCCAGAACCATTTGGCAATGTTAATTGACCGTTATTATCAAACGTCCATTGTTGATCTGACCCATTATTTGCATTGATGTATACGTTGCCATCAGTAGTGGGAATGCTTACATTTGAATTACCATCATAGATGATATTCTGTGAAGCGGTTGAAACCCAGCTTAGGTTACCTGAACCATCTGTTTGAAGAAAATATCCGTTATAACCACCTGGAATGTTCAATGTGCTTACATCTACAATACGAAGACCAGTTAGATTACCTACTGAAGTTATATTGGGCTGTGCAGCATTAGCCACAGAAAGAGAAATCAGAGCCACGTTAGCTGGACTAAAATTAGCACCACCTGCACCACTAAGAATCAAATTACCTACAATTTGTAGGTTTGCTTTATCTGTAATCGGGTTGGCAATATTGGTGGTATCCACGATAGGAATCAATGACGTGGGTGATATATTTGCACCAATGTCATTTAACTGTGTAATTTTTATTCCCGTCAAATTTCCGCTCATGTGTTATTCCTATGTTTTATGAGAATGTTGCGCCATTATTACCAATACAATACCAGCTACTGTTTATGAATTGTAGTTGACATCCATAACCATTGCCGTTGAATGAGATGTTTCCATTGCTTCCACCTTTCCATCCTGCATTTGCTACCGATATGACCATTGCGTTGCCCGTGGTTGATGTCATGATGAAGTTTTTAAGTTGACCTGTTGATCCCGCAGCCAGCGTGGCAGTAGCTGCTGTTGTGGTGCTAAAATAGCTTGCTGCAACAGATAGGTTTGCTGCTGCACCATTTGCAAGATTTTCAACACCAGCCAAATACATGAGATTAGCGGTAAGGCTTCCAGAAAACGTTGCGTTAGCTGGCAAATTGATACCTATTGATCCTGCAGAAACAACAGGGGTATTAGTTATTACTAACTGAGAACTTGTTACGCCAACAGAGGTAACTGTTCCACCAGATGATGGTGCAGAAATGGTGACATTTCCATTGCTTCCGGATAACTGAATTCCAGCACCAGCAGTAAGTTGAGTAACACCAGTGTTTGTTACAGTAATATTACCAGAAGTGGTGATTGGACCACCATTGATTTGAATTCCAGCACCGGGATTTAATCCAACGCTGGTGACTGTTCCCAATGACGTTCCGTTAGAAGCAGAAGTGACTCTACCATATTGGTCAACCGTCAAGCTTGGGTTCGTATAAGTTCCGGCAGTAACGCCACTTGATGCCAAGTCAATGTTAATATTACCTGATGATACGATTGGGGAACCGGTTACGGACAATCTTGATGTTGGAATCAATCCAACACTAGTGACTGTTCCGCCGCCACCATTTCCTCCACCGGTTGCGGAAATGGTAACAACTCCGGTGGATTCGCTAATGACAATATTGGTACCAGCAATAATCTCAGTAACACCAGTATTATTAATGGTAACCACCCCGGTTGTTGAGTTTGTAGTAACTGCGATACCATTACCAGAGTTAAATGTGTTGAATGGACTTGAGCAAGCAAAAAGTTGCGTAAAGTTTTGTTGAGTCTTTGTGAACGCTGTATATAACGAGTCACTTCCTGTAGACTCATTAGGCAAGCCAATGTTGATGTTTTGTTGTCCGGTGATACTCATTGTGAATCCTTATGATGTATTTATCAATAAGGATTAGGATTTATTGAGTGCTTCCCACTTTTTAGCCATGGCATCAACAAACTCAGAAATACTAGTCAACTTGTTTTGCTTCATATAGTTGATGATTTTGGCTGCATTTTTTCTATCAGGACCAGAATCTGGTTTTCTAGCGTTGCTTAGCTCGTTGGCTAATCCTTTCGCTGTTTCTTTTTGATAGTAGTTGTTATCGAGATTGCGAATAATGCCTTTTGCATTTGAACTTAGTTGGGAACTATCTGTTGCCTGCAACACCTCAAGCCAAGGAATAAGCCAACCACGGTGCCTTCTGAACGATCTACCAACTTTTCTTTGGCCAGCCAAAGTATTGATTTGAGATGTCTTGGTGGTATCAAGATTTCTCCAAGCAGACTCATCTGTGTAGTAGTAAACAGGTATGTCACGTTTCTTAGCTTCTAAAAGTACTATTCTTGCAAGTCCCTTAACATTTGGGTCTGCGTCTTCTCTGACAAACACATGAACAGCAGTAACGCCATTAATAGGAATAGATGGTTCTTTACTGAATAATCTGTCCTCTGCCTCATGAGTTCTGTGATGAGATTTTGCTGGATCGCGGTTCTGCCAGTAATCTACAGGTTTTGACGGATATTTGCTATTATAATAGTTACCATCCAGTACGAACATAATAGCAGATTGTCCAATGGTGGCATGATAACCTCCTCTTGGAGTCCTTGTCGTGCTTAGAAAGTAGTGGTATCCTTTTGGTGCATATTGATGTTCAATACTACCCAATGAACTGCTGAGTTCAAACTTTCCGGTTGCAAGAATCTTAGAAGCTGCCCATGCTGTAGTATAATGGTATACGATTCTACTCAATGATTCATCAAGTTGTTGATCTTCATTGGTCGGTTCCCACTTCATATTCTTGGAACTGCCGATATGCTGGAATCCATGCCTTTTGTAGAACTTGATTAGTTTAGCTTGTGATACTGCACCTTTATCCCATGGGAACAAAGTAAGTGTGATACCATCCTGTTGTGCTAAATCCTGCAATATCTTCATTGCCTTTGAGCCAGCACCACTACGCAATGGAGTTGCTTGAATCCATTTTAGTTCTACTTTATTTCCCTGTTTAGGTGTAAGTTCAAACTGAACAATCTGCATGTCATCACCTTTACCAAAAGTCATTAGACGATTGCTACGGCTCAATGGGCTTTCTGGGAATTTTGCATTGACCTTAGCAACCCATTCTTTAGTCTTCTCAGATGGTCCGAAGCCACTAAGTTTGATTGGTTCTTCGGTTATAAACTCTGCTGCTCTCATCCCCAGCCTCTCTTTACTTTTTGTTGATATAGTGGCATTACTTCTTCAGTAAACCCTACATCAAGAATGACTGGTCTACCTTCATATTCGCCCCAATTGGCTGCTTGATTTAAATCTCCAATAAGGATGGATGAGCTATTTATAAGATCACCCGCTTCATGAACATAATCCATAAAAATATCAAGGTCTTGTTCTGTTTTGCCTGCTTCTTTGAGGTCTTGTAAAATCTCTCCCAGTTCACGAGAGCGCCAGCGATCTCGTCTATTCAAGAGGGCTTGAACTGCTTCAGTAAAGTCCCAAACATGTGTGCAGTGTAGCAAAGTTGCTAGTTTTGCAGAACTTACTTTCTTTGCAAGTTCAGTTTGAAGCCATGTTGGTTGCGGATTCTTTCTGTCATAATCAATAAGCGGGATGACGATTGGCAGTCTACCAAGATATCCATCATCAAGGATTTGGACTTCTGCCTCATTCTGCGCCATACCCTTTGCATTTTTGGCAACTTTAAGAGCAGTAGGACGCCCCTCATATTCAATGATCATTGCTACTCTTGCCGATCCTCCACCCAGTCTTTTAGCACGTTGTAAAGCATATGCGAGACGGCTTTTGAACGACTTGGTTGAACTGAGTTCATTTTCATCCCAACCAGTTGGTAGAGGCATCTCATCAAGTTCTTGTGTTTCTTTGATGAAGTCATCCTTCTTTTCAAGGAAGATGTTAGAAATCTTTTTGCAGAGTTCTCTTACGCTTTTATTGCCGGATTCCAATTGAGTAAACTTGCGTTGATCATTGGTTTGTGTTGGATCAATATACCCACAGTATACCTTTTTGACAGGGCTGTTATTGATTAAATCGGTGCAACTCTTACTGTATCTGTTACCCATTACATCATTGCATGGGCTTAGTGTAGTAACAATGATACTTCCTTTAGGAACTTCGCCATACTTGGATTCATACTTACCTAATGCTTCTCGTTCAGCATGAATCCATTTGTCTCCTGACTTGGTGCTTATGCCAGTTACAATGTTGTTCTTGGGATCAAGGACGGCTGCACCAACAAGCCCGTCTAGCTTGGGGTTGCCGTGGTGCTCGTCAATAACCATCTCACATAACTTGAGAAGGATTTTGTCCAGTTTTTTATAATTGTGGATTTCAAAGTCGGATGCTCTCACAGTGATTTACCCCAACGAGTATTGATCACATTCCAGTTGATAATCTTCCAAAGATTACGAAGATACGATTTTTTATCAGCACCATAATCTAGCAAAAACGCATGTTCCCACCAGTCAACAAGAAGCAGTATGTCATCTCTGACTTCATGGTTTTTGATTGTTTTGATGCTGCCGTCATAGGCAAGATAAATCCAGCCCGATCCTTCAATCTTCAACGCTTCCTCAAGAAAAGCACCTTTGAACTTATCATAATCACCAAAGTGTTTGTTGATGAATGGAAGCATCGGGCCGTTAGGTTTATTGTTCGTTCTTACTTCCCTAAACTGAGGGAACCACATGTTATGTAAGAACGCACCAGCATAGTTGAAGTCAGAGTCACCTTCATTATCGTTGTAGCGTTGAGCATATCCCTTAGCCAACTTGTTATAATGAAGGTCAAGGGTGTCCTTCCCCATAACTGGAGAAACTTCACGCTCCGTGAAGTTTAACGGTATGATTTCTATGTCTTGAGGCTTAGATTTGGCTTCAAGTAAGGTAATATATTCACGCATCTTGTATTTATTCAAGCGCGAAGAAATGTATTGGGATTATTTACGCCTTACGATTCTACCTCTGGTCACATCATATGGGCTGATATCTACATCAACCATATCTCCCATGAGGATACGTATTTCATATTGTCGCATCTTGCCAGCAACATAAGCGAGTATTACTACGCCATTTTCCAGTTTTACTCTGAAGTTTGCATTGGGTAATACATCCACGATTTCCCCTTCTAGACGCATTGTACTTTCTTTAGCCATAAATCATATTACTTCTTTAAAATATCCCACATTGACTCCTTCTCTAGGATTTCTTTTTCAAGCTGACGATATTGATCGCCAAGAGCCTTAAGTTCTTCCCACTTGCCTTCTAAATCATTGTTTGGGCGTAGGATACCCAAACGCTGTTCAATCTGATCCAGCCTATCAGATAGGTTCACACCTTTAACTGTAAGATTACCCTCAATTATTGTATCACCGTTAACCTGTAATGTGTGTCCAGATGTAATAGTATTTGGATACATGTATCCATTAGTTGAGATGTACGGAGATGCAGTAGTGGTGATGGTATTGTTATAACCCCAGTTGGATGATCCTAAAGAACCCATTGTTGGAAAATACTGACCAGTTAATCCGCCGCCACCGCCGAGTGATGAAGACAGGCTTCCAGTAATATTTGAACTTGTACTATAATTAAACGATCCACTTGATCCTAAAGTATAGGTATAACCTCCACCGGAGTCAACTTCCGTCACCATTTGGTCATCAGTTAGATCATAAACTTCATTAGTAGTATCGTCGGTCATTTATTAGCCTTTTTTAAGAATAGTTCACCGCGCTCATCAACGCCAATCTCAACGTCATCGCCTTCTTTCCATCCCAAATATTTTAGGAGTGGAATAGGAACAGGTATGATCATATCACCATCAGGAGATTCCTGAGTGATAACCTCATACCTCGTCTTACTTCTTTTGGATTTTGCAGCCATTTAATTTGTTGTCATATTATGAAATACGACCCAAACGATGCAAAAGGTTTGCAGCTTTGGAAATATCCGGGTGTTCTGAATCTATAGCTTTAACATATGCGTGTAAAGCTGCCTTAATGAGAGGGATATCAGCAGGGGAAAATGTTCCGCCTTTAGCTTCTCGTGGACTAGATGATGTAGTTTTTTCGCTCATGATAATATTTATTCTCTAAAATGCAACCGTTGAGTTTTTACCAAGCTCTGCATGACCAGTAACGTGCCTTCCATTTAGGTCCTGGATTTTCACAGTGGTGTCTGGCTCTAAATGATTTGCGATGGGCGGGGCTGTTCTTCTTGATACGCATGTTCTTGTCACCAAAGTTTACCTTCACGACTTTACCGTTTGGCTTTTTCACATAAACTTTGGACTTCTTGACATCGCCCTGCATTGGTTTATTAAGAGCAACTTTATGACCTTGGTATTCAGCTTCATCCATTTCAACACTTTCGTATTGAGGATCAACTGGTTTCCCATATTGATCGCGGATTTCGTCACCAGTGACATTTAAATGATCTAGTGTCTGCTGGATTCTAGAATCAAGTTCCTGAACCTTAGCATCGTCACCCTTTTGTTGTGCTACTTCACGGAAGTGAGCCAGCTTAGCAAGCTGCGGATCACTCTTCATCAACTGTGCAGCTTCATATTTATTGATACCAGCAATAGCAGCGATCAATGCAGCACCACCGAATGCCCAAGTCTTCCAGCCTTCTTCAAGTTCTTCTTCCTCAACAGGATTACCTGAAAGTCTCTTGATTTCGTTTAGTTCTTCGTCATCGTCGGTCATGTGATCGTAATGACCTTCTTCAAGAGCACGGATAACTTCATTCACCCAAATACTAACATCAGAACTTCCGATTTCATCCAAATCATGAAGGTGAGAAGCAACATCTTCAATGGCTGACATAATCTTAACTGGACCGTATTTACTTACGAGTTCAGGTTTTGTGCGAAGGATTCTCCAACGAATGGCGCTTTCTGCTGCGTTGCTACTACCATCCTCGCTTTCACCCATTACACGAGTTCCGCCTTCGGCAGCATCACTACCGCCACCCATTTTCATGTATTCATCAATCTTTTCAAACTTTTTCTTTTGCATAGATGGATTGATTTTACCTGAAATCTTCTTTGCGCGATTGGATAGCTTTTCGTTTACCTTAATTTCGTCTTCTGATTCATTGAGAATGCCATGGAAACCAAGAAACTCAAGAGCATCTTCATCAAGGTGAACAATAACTCCACCATCTTCTGTAAAGCCAACAACACCGGTTTCGATAACAAAGTTCTCATTCAACTCAATATCAAAACTATCATGTAGTCTGATTTCATCACTCTCATGGTTTTCTTCCATGCCGCGAATAAGTTTGTACAAGTCTCTGGTATCCATTATAATCTCCGAAAGTATATCTATTATTTATCTTTACCAAAGACATTTTGTAGTGCTACCACCACCTTATCCAGCGTATCTTCATCAGCTTGGTATTTGCAGGCTACTCCGCCATGTTCATCCCATGCGCGAGTATTAACTCCATAATCATCAATAAGGACATTAGGAGTTCCGTCTGGTTGAACAGCATACTTATACTTTTCACGCTCAAAGATCACATCATCTGGTTTAACGGTGATGTATTTTTTCAGCCATTCACGCTTTCCCTTGATACAACCTTCTTGGTCATATCGCATAGGACTACTAAGAATAGTATATCCACCGGCATATTTCTTGACAATATCAAGAAGCTGATTTGCAGTTGAGAATGGTCTAATGTCGCGAAATAGATGATATGCATCCGAGTCCTTGAAGAACTTTTCCCACTGTTCATCTGTCATGTCATTGTAATGTTCCACATCGTGAAACTCTGCTGCATCAGCATATAGATTAGCAAGAACGCCATCCATGTCCACATATACGATAGGCTTTTTTGGTTTGGCTTCTTCAAAGAGGTCAAGTATTTTCATATGTTCTATATTTAACACATTCTGAGCGAAAAAGCAAGCAAAAAACAATAAATAGTGACTGATGACAACAATAAGGAAAACAATATGTCAGAAGCACCAAAACCATTATCACGTTCAGAAAAAGAAGCAAAGATCAAGGATAAAGCTGGATTAGTTATCAACTTCTTCGCATTATTGTTAGCCGTCAACACCTTCATTGGTGGGTCACTGAGTTCAACTATAATGAACAACACTATTAAAGCTAATGATGTTTGGAACTTCTATCAGGCAAAAAGCATCAAGCAAGAAGAATATGAGTTGGCATCAGAACAGACTAAAAATCCTGTATTGGCTAAGCAATGGAAAGAAAAAGCCGATAGTTACGAGGAAGGACCTGAAGGCAAGAAGGCACTATATGCAACTGCAAAGAAACTGGAAGCAGATAGAGATGCTGCAAAGAAAAGCAGCCCGTGGATCAGTTATGCCAGCACTGCATTTCAGTTGAGCATTGTCGTGCTATCAGCAAGCATCCTTGCAGTAAGCATGTATCTGTTCTGGGGAAGCTTTGTTGTAGCCGCAATCGGTCTTGTATTGATGAGTCAAGGTCTTTGGATGTGGTTCTAATCACTTCCGCTTAGGAATATAATCCCTGTTCATAACTGGAGAGCGATCAGGAACGATGTGGCTAAAGTCAACCATATCTTCCCCGTATTTCAACGTGAACAGGGATTGCTCCACTTCATTTTTATGGTCAAATCCTATAATAAGGTGGTTCAGAAACCGAATCTTATAACGAATCTTATGTGTTTTGACATCATGCAGAATGTCATCAAAGTTGTTAGATTCTCTGTTGAATATCAAAAACTTCATTACTTTTTCCAAATCAAAAACGCTACGTAATCTCTTTCAGATTCAAAGAAGAACTCAAATCCATTATACTGGTCATTAACGTTCTCCATGAACCGCCATTCACTCGTACAGTTTCGTTCACACCACTCTACTATGGGTTGTAGCTGACCATATTGTACAGTGACGTTTGCTCTATGTGCGTTCGGTATACTGATGGACATTAACACCTGACCTTCGCAAAAACTCCAAACCATCGGTTGATCTATAGTCTTCCTTATAATAAACTGTAGTGATGCCTGCCTGGTAGATTGCCTTAGCGCAATCAATGCAAGGAGCATGAGTACAAAAAAGCGTGGCATTCTTTGTGGATTCGGTAGACTGTGCAACCTTCATCAGCGCATTCATTTCTGAATGCAGAACCTCAGGCCGAGTCTTTAACCCATACCTAACATTGCGGCCCGCCTGCTCGTTCCACATTTCATATGGATATTGGGATTCAAACTCTTCAACAGAAAGCCATCCTCCTGCTCCGTTGTCCCAAACTTTAAACTCACAATCGTTATCCCAGCCACTTGGCATTCCATTGTAGCCGGTGCCAATGATCTGGTCATTCTTTACAATGACTGAACCAACTTGCAAACGCTTTGCATAACTAAGTGTGCTGGTAAGCTCAGCAAACTTCATGAAGTAATCAACGAACTTAGGCTTCATCTTCTTCCTTTGGGAGCATATCGTAAGTCCGCTCAAAGATCGGTCCATCACAGATATAGAGTTCACCATCAATGCCGCGCATCAAATAGTCTCCAGCCTTCCCCTGCTTGTAATCCCCTTCAAGGGTATTTACGCGAAACTCTTCTTCTATCTTTTTTGCATGGACAACAATAGGACGCTTAACACAAGCACCCATTCCTTCCACTTCTTCAAATGTGTCAAAAATCTTCATTTTCAATCCCATAATGCACGATAATGTTTGCCGAATAGTTCAAGACCTTCTTGAATCCGCTCTTCATGCAACTGGTGTCCTACATGATCATACCAGTGTTTGCCCGGATTCTTGTCTACGAGTTCATATGTTTCTTCTGCTTGCCCAGTGAGAGGATTATGATAAATGATATCACTTTTCTGAAAACCGTAGTCTGGTGTACCGTGATGGTATTTGTGATCAGATTCATCATCAACAATCTGTTGAAAAGACCAAATCATTTTGTCAAATACTTCATTCCACTTCTCGCACTTTTCATCAAAGACTCTATTTTCGTCTTCTTTGATAAAGTCAAAGCAATAGTTTCTGTCCATATCGGTTCCAACTCCACCGCAGAAATCGCTTGGAACACCATGCTTGGTATGCTTGAGTTGAATAAGTGCAGGAAGAATGATCATAGCAAGAGTATGATCAAGTCCCCATGTATCATAATGGTCAATCTCAATATCAATGGTCCTTTCAGCAGGACCCTTGTGGTACTTACCTATTTTAACTTTCATTTCAACTCACTTGTAACAGTAGTAATACCATTAAGATCAGCAGGACGTGCTTCGCCCCCAGCAAACCAAAACATTTTGTGTTCGCCGTCATCAGGACCAATCACAAAAGCAAGGTTAATGTTTTTGTAGTCTCGCAGATTCTTGGCGAGACCTTCAATCGTTGGAGATTGGCACAAAAACTTGTGCGACTTTTCCGAATAAAGATAATAGTTACCCTCCATGTATTCAACAACACACAGAGGAAGAACATCATTGCGGGCATTCTTCTGTTGCAGCTTATTTACGGCCTTAAACACAATGTTTGTGCCAATGATAAACCCAATAACAAAGAAACCCAAGTCAGAAATAAACGAAGCGATGATATTCATTTGTGATCTCCATACTTTTTTTATATTACATTATTTACAATAAAAAGCAAGAACTAAATGTCCAAAAACTGCAACTGAAATACATTAGCAGCAGGATCGTGTCCCTTGTATCCACGCGGGTTGCACACGATGCGAGTCTCACCCATCATGTAGTCAACTGGATCGTGCATGTGCCCGTGTGTCCAAAGAACAATCTGAGGACGATCTAGAATGAACTCAGAAAGGTCACTGTGATATCCACCATTCATAACGTAATCATTCTTATATTTCGGATGAATACTCAAGGCAGATGGTGCCATATGCCCAACCACAACATACTTTTTGTCAGGGTCAGCATCAATCGTCTTCTTAAGATAAGCCACAGTATCGCGATGGCGCAATGCAGCATCAAGGGGACTAAACCTAGCATAGTTGCGCTGACTGTTGCGAATGATTCGGAAATCATTCATCATGTTTTCAATGAGGTGCATCGTAGTTGGATCACCCTTATTCATGTCAGTCCAAAGAGTTCCGCCCAAGAATGTAAATCCGTTGAGGTCAACGCTGGACTGTTCCAAGAAATGGATGTTAGGATACTTGCTGTATTCCTCTACAAGCCAATCGTATGCGTCAGGGTAGCGACCATGATAAAACTCATGGTTTCCGCTGACATATATGGTGTGATCGAACTCGTTGTTTACTCTGTTAAAGAACTCACGGTACTTAACAGCAGCCTGCTGATTGCGTCCCGGCTTTATCGCGTCAGAAGGAACAGGCTTGTTAATAGGATGATCATGTAAACTATGAGCCACGCAAATATCACCTGACAAGATCAATACCTTGGCGTTCTCGGTGTTATGTAACTCAATATCAGAAAACTCAAGGTGCAAATCACTTGCCACGCAGACCTTCATGTATAACTCCTCTTCAAATACATGTATAGCACCTTAGGTGGAAGATGTCAATATAAAAGATAAATAAGAGTGAGGATCGCGGCACTCGCAATGCCCATCCCCTCTAACGCTTATAGGAGCAATCAGCTATGACTATTTATTACGTATACGCATATCTACGCAAATCCGACAATACTCCCTACTACATTGGTAAAGGTAAAGACCGAAGAGCATATGACCCCAATCATACTGTTAAAGTCCCCAAAGACAAATCCAAAATAATATTTCTAGAAAAAAATCTCACTGAAATTGGAGCATTTGCACTAGAAAGAAGATACATCAGATGGTATGGTAGGAAAGATTTGGGCACTGGCATTCTTAGGAACATGACAGACGGAGGAGAAGGAGGTTCTGGAATCATCAGATCAGTCTACTCTATTCAGAAAGCAACTGAAAAGTTACGCGGACAAAAACGAACTTCCGAACAAAAACTCAATAATAGTAAATCCCAAAAAGCCAGTCCTAACGTTAGGTCCAAACACCAATCTGGCAAGGACAACCATATGTATGGTAGAGTAGGAAACCTGCACCCACGTTACGGGATAGAACATTCGGAAAAAACAAAGAAGCTAATAGCAGAAAATCACCATGATGTGTCCGGAGCAAACAATCCTAGAGCCAAAGTCATCAATCTACTGACTCCGACAGGGGAAACTATGTCTTGCTACGGTAATCTCAAGTCTACCTGCAAGGAATTAGGTATATCGTATGCTACAGTTGTTAAAACGTTGACAACTGGTATACCAGTTGTTAGGGGCAGGACAAAAGGTTACCTCGCAACCTACCCCTAATTACCATTCTGTTCCGCTTGTCAAATTTGTCTTTTCGTATACCTGAAACCAATCTACGCCATACGCCGGGCAGATATGAATCCGCTCAGGAAGATTGTTCTTATCCTTATTGCCACCTTCACCGCAGATAAAATATATGTTACCTAACTTTTCTGCCAAATCGAGGTGCCTGATAACTTCATATGCTTGTCGAAGTTTTCGCAATTCGCCTTCATATGCCTCAACTTCCAGATTCATCTAAATATCCTTGTTCTTCTGCATGACGGTCACACAGTGTGCGAATCCAGCGTTTATTTTTTGTGCTACGACTATTTCCAGGACAACCGCATTCTTCGCAAGTTACAGCAGACATTGACTCTGCCATCGCCTCTAGCCCTTTAATATATTCATCACCACCATAGTAGTAGAAACGAAGACCACCAAACTTTTCCTTAATCTGTGACGCCACAACCTGCTCAACGGATTCGGGCACAAGACGTTCTTCACGCTTGACAAATGATCTATCAGCCCAATCGTAATTAGGATCGTTTACCTCTTCATTCCATTGGATTGTATACTTACGCCGATTCTCAATGTTGTCAATGTGATTTTGAATGTTGGCACAGAGCTTGTCAATGATATCATACCATCCGTCACCCACACTCATTTCACATGCGTTCTGAAAGATAAGTGGATACTTCTCTCTAATGTGCTGGTCAAGTTCAGGACTCATAATCATCAATACCCAACAAAACATTACGTGCATCTTCTACTGCCATAGCAGGAACACGATTAATAAAGGTTCTACGAATCTGTGCCTCAATGGACATTCCGCCAGCGCCGGACTCAAATTGTGGGCAACTGTCAAGAACTGAAATCAGTTTTTCCAGTGCAACTTTGTATTTGTTTTCAGTCATCTTGATCTCCGAATAGCTGATTACGATACCATTCCATATGCTCTTGCTGGCGCTCGTATAGACGCATCCACATATAAAAAAGTGCGCGCCACATTACATCAAACAATACAGCACCGCAGGCAAACCCTGCTACAAAACTCCAAGACATCATCAATCCTCGTGTAAATCAAGTTTAATGACACCGTTATCGTGCAGTTCACGCAGGATAAGGGCAGCATTACGCATAAGACGGGCAGCATTAAGCCACCCATCTTTCTCAACATTTTGAGCCTGTTTTTCAAGACGGTTAGGAAGGTCCATGTACGCCTTCCCGTTTAAGTCATATGGTTCATTCATTTTTCATTTACGCCTTCAACATCTTGATAAGTTGCTCGGGCTTGATAACTTCATGAACACCCTTGATACTATTTTCAGTGAGTTCATATTCAATGATGTCCCAGACTGCAACTCGTCCACGAGTATGCTCGTATTTCAGAATGGAGGTAAGAAAACTCCGAAGCTTACCCAGTGTCTGGAAGATACGCCCATCATTATCATAGCTATGATATGAGGGAGTTCCCTTCAAAAACTTCCCAGTTTCTTTGTGACGAATCTTATAGATAATCATGCCAGATATCCCATAATAAATGCAGTGGCTTCGTAGCCCTTGTCAAATATAAAATCGTAGTCCCAGTCCCATACCATTCTAGGACGGTATTGTGACCAATGCTGTCTGATGTGATAACTCATCTTACGGTCATGACAGAATCGGAAACATTCAGTAGTGTTCACTACTCCCTTGACACGAACACACCATTTCTCGCCACGCCGAACAAGTTTATATTTTAAAATCACTGGTTTTGTCATAGATATCTCAATGAAAACATGACATAATCTTCCTCATTATCAAATGTCACCAACATCTTGCCGTCCGAAGAAACACCAGCAGTAAAGCAAATGAGACACTTGTTTTGATATTCAAATTCCGAAATCATTTCAAATGCATATGCCTGCTTTAAGATTGGTCTAGGTACCCACATTTCCAGAATCATAGATACTTCAAAGTCCACATGATTGCATCTTGTTCAGTTTCAAACACAAGATAGTGATCAGTTCCGTCAGTGTTCAAACATTTGAATACATCAGTTTCACATTCGTAAAACTTGTCAAAGTTAACACATGGATCATCTGGAACACGATAATACATTTCATGCCATTGCTCAGACGTAAGCCGAACGTGGTGTTTCATACCATCATTCCGGCATAACGAAGGGCGGCAATCGCTGCTCCGATCTTATCAGGAGAACAAGGAATCTTGACCGGAATTCCCTGTTCGGCAGCTTCATATGCTTGCTTTGCTTCCATCAGCCCAAGTCCAGACACACCACGAATCTCTTTGATTGCAGTGATCTTAGCTGCATTATATCCCACCCCTTTGAGGGTGATATAATCTAGATACTCACCGCGCAACATTGCGAAAAAGATTTCGCCTTTGACTGCAGGATCAAGAGTATTGGCAATCGCGTCCCAAAGTTTCATACCTTCGTCACTGCCATAGGCATCGGTAATGGAACGAAGGAACGAAATACCACTCGTAATAATACTTGCCTTATGCTCTTCGGGAATCATACATCACCTATTTTAGATCAATAGCGAGACTATAGAAGTAAATTGATAGATTGTCAAGCACTATTGACAACATTCTGCTGAATTTTGCCACAGCAATCGCAACCACGATATTGCACAAGGCAATCGTACAACCCTCGCCGTTCTTTGCGAAGTTCACCGTACTTGGTCCAACGATGCCAACCAAATTTGCACAGCCACCTAGTAGCAAGCAATGGCTGCTCATTCAGTTTGCGAAAGGTATTTTCTTTTTCTGCTGCGTTTGCCATTACCGACGCATCCTTGCAATATCTTCTGCTTGTTCTTGGTTCATAACCGGAACCAAGTTTGATTTGTGAGTGACTGCAATACCCTTGATCAAGGTACCCGTATATTTCTTTTCGCCCTTACTAGGAATGTGACCAATCTGATCTCCAGAAGAAGGCACAACAGGACTAGGACGAATATGCCCAGAAGCTTTCATAGGCTCCTTGATAATCTTGGGTTCGGATTTAATCTTACCTTGACGATAAGCAATATATTCATCAAGAGTTTTGGTCTTGAGACCAAGACGCTTCATTTGCTTGTTATAAGCATTGAAATCTTGTGTAAACTTGGCGTTGATGTTTACGTCTTTTTTCTTCCGCTTCTGAGTAGAAACGGTGGAATAGGCGTGACTCATAAGATGCATTGTCATTTTACAGTTTCCCAGCGATACCGCAGTAACCATGTTCACTCGGTGTCACGACTGTCTTATCATTAGCAATGAATCTTGTCAACTCGTCTTGAACCCAACGCCATGCCATACAATCTGATCCTATACATCTGGCAACGGTAGGAATCCTGTGTGAGCTATCTGCGTTCCACCCACCAGATTGTGAGCGAACATGTGGGCACCATTTACTTTTGGCTTCCTCTTCTGTCATGATTTACCACCGAAGTGTATCTACGATTTTCTTCTGTTCTTTCATGAACTCTTTGTGAAGATCAACGTAGAAGACAATGGTAAATCCAATGACCAGTAGAACGAAAATCCAGACCGGAAGAATTAATAATCCGATATGGATCGCTGACCAAATGATTGCTAAGACAGTGCCAACAAATACTCCTAATAACAAAAATATAACGCCAATCAATGCGGTTGCCGACGCCAATGCCTTGATCAGCAAATGATACTTAATCTTCATAGTTTCTCGCTTCCTTAAAAGTCATTTCATCAACAAGTTGGAGTTCTGCATCAGTTTCAACCCATGCACGGGCACCACAACTCAACTGAGTGCCATTATATACTAAACGTGATGGACCATCAATGATAACTTCACGAGCATAGCGGGGTTTTCCGCCATCCTTTATAGTATACACAGGGCGGTTTTTGCCATCCTTGGCATTCATAGCAATGTGTTGCCGATTAACATGAATGATCTTAGTCATATAAACCTCGCTCAGAAGGGAACGTCATCCCATTCTTCATCTTCTTCCTGTACAGGTTCAACATATTGCTCAGGCGGCGTCATTACATAGTCAGGATCGTCAATCTGATCTTGAATCCAATGAATAGCGTGGTTGTAATCTCCGGGAGCATTACCGACCCATACAAGCATACCGGGATAGGTTGCTTTAGTGTACTCTACATATACTTGTCCGTTGTGGTACCTACCATCCCAAGCGCCGTTTATAACATAGAAGTCAATGGAACCATCTTCGTTGATGCTAGTAACATTACACCAAAGACTTACTTTACCATCTGGGGTTGCGATTGCGATTTCCATGTTACTTACCAAAGTCTACTTTTACTACTTCTGGTTCATCTGGTGTCTTTGTAGGAACAGGCTTCGTGCTTCGCTTCCACCATTTCGTTTCGTTGTCCCATTCGTGATGGAAATTCTCAAACATATATTCCTTGAGATAATCTGATGCTTGGTTGTGTGTGTCACTTTGAATCAATGTATACAATTGACCTTCACCAGCAGCCCAAGGTTTAATATGGGCACTGACATACGGATGAATTTGCTCACACGTGCGGCCAATATCATTGTCAATGTGATATGAACGAATCTTTTCATTGCGCTTGTCGCAGAATAAAAAGACCAAGTTCTTATCAGTAATATTTCCGTTTTTGTCAGTCCACTTGCAGCAAGTGTACCCTAGGTAATGCCACTTAGACAAGTCATGTCCATGTAGTATTACCTTTTTTGATTCTACAACTGATGTAGACTTTTTAAACCATCCAAACATTATGCAATAATCCAATACTGATTTTCTGCGAGAACTAAAGTCTCAGAGCCGTCATATTCATCGATACGAAACTCTGCACCAATAGGAACCCATTCAACCGTTAGTTGTTCTGCACCGCCACAGTAGATACCTTGATCAGGATACGCACGAGCAACATAGGATTCAATCTCGTCCCTACGATCATTTCTAACCAGTTCAACTACAACTGGATCAAACAATAATGCCTCGTTATCATTCCAAGTGTACCATCCAGCACCGTATCCCGGCGAAACCAAAACAGCAACTTTTCCATTTTCAACAACGCGATCCATTTCGTTCTCCTATAAGATAACTGATGATTCACTATGCCGTAAAATATCAAAAAAGTCAATCTTTTTCTTCTGCTTCCATATCTACAATGTGCAGCCGATAATACGTTTCATTCGGTGTAGACGGACGATAAATGATTGCCTTGAGGGATTCTTGTTCATCAGAAGTAGCAATCACGGTATAATCCGTATGAAGAGAATCAGTCCATTGTCGTAGTTCATAACGCATCAGTGTGCTCCGTGGCTTTGTGTCTCTACTCTTTCAACAGAAGGAAGATTGGCGATATCATGCAACTTCATATTGCCGCCCATTTCAGTGTTGATATAATAAATCAGTTTGTTGGTTGCAGTTAACACCGTAGTAAATGACGGAGGATAATCATCTGACATCGGATTTTCTGGTTCACCTTCTAGGTAGTTACCAACTGACGCCTGAAAAGTTTCGTCGTTATTATTTCCAGTAAGATCATATCGGTCATGAAGAACTGTGACCGGAATATCAACTATCCAAAGATGTTTGCGCGGCCAATCAATGTTACTTACAACATTATAAATGAAACGATCAATATGGCCATATGAACTGAAAGTTCCAACAACTTCAAACCACTCACGCTTCACGATTGGAAACAATGCAAATGGGTGGCTCATATACATAACTGGCATACGAAGAAGTGGCATGGGATGACTCTCATACTGATCTATCGTAGTGTCCCACCCGGCATTCTGAATGATGGCATCATCATTCCACAGCATCAGCCAACGTCCAGTGGCAAGTGCAGCAAGAGCATTTGCATAAATGTTTAGTTTAGTATATCCATATGAAGGGAACATATGAAGCTTAACAGTAGGGTATTGTGGTAGAATAACCGTCTTTACATATTCAACGGTATCCTCATCATCGTAGTCCATCCCTAAAAGCACTTCAACTTGATCAGGCTTATCTGCTTGATCAAGTAAACTTTGGATAGACTTTAGAAGCGGTTCTTTACGACCGCGTGTTGGTAAAATAGCACTGATTCTCATATAATCCTCATTAAAAGTGGGGTGTGCTTCAGCACTTCAACTGTTTTCCAACTGAAGACACACCCCGGTACTCGTATTTACATCGCCAACGGGAAGGGCGAAACAATAACATGCGGTTCAACGTAAAGAGGCTTTACATCATCCTTGCCGGGAACCTTGCAAAGCACCCAAGTGCCTTCTGCGTTAGAAGGACTGTACAAGCCGTTAGGATCAGCCTGCGGCAGCGTGATATTTCCGTGTTCGGGAGTTTCACTGGAGTGAGCAACTCGCTGAGGATTCGTATACTGCGTGGAATACGGAAGACCGTAGCCGATTGAATCACAAACCTTATGAGTATGACCATTGAGGTCAATGATGTACGCATAGGTCACAAGATTCGGCTTATCACGAAGTTCAAGAATGTCCTTCATCAGACGCTTTTCTTGAAAGTTATGAATAGCCGGAAGACCTACAGATTCAACGCCCTGCTTACTCAGTTCTTCCTGCTTCTTATTTTGAATCTGATCGGAATTCGGAACAGGATCATCACAGCCAGCAAGAGCAAAAGTAGCAGCAAGAGCGGCGACAATAGCAAGCTTTTTCATTTTAAATATTCCTTGTATGTGAGTCATAATGATTATACTATACACCAAATTTGTGTAGTGTTCAAGAGAAAAGATAAATAAATGTGAGTCACGATGTATCCCCCATCTACTCACTCTAACACTAAACGGGAGCATCAGCTATGTGTATTTATTGTGGCACACGATATTATCGTAAAATATATGTTAAACATTATGGTCCCATCCCGAAGGATGAGAACGGAAGAAATTATGATGTCCATCACATAGATGGCAATCGTAAAAATAATGATCCTAATAATCTAATTGCGTTGTCCATTCAAGAACATTACGATATTCATTATAGCCGAGGAGACTGGGGAGCGTGTTCGAAAACTGCCGCCAGAATGGGACTGTCTAAGGAAATAATATCAGAATTATCGATACGAACACAGAAAAAAAGATTTAATGAAGGTACCCACAATTTTCAAGAAAAAGATTTCTATAAAAATAGAGAAATAAAAAAGAAAGAAATGGGAATAAAATCAAATCTTACGTCAGAATTTTGTCGAGAGTTAGCAGAGTCTAGATCAAAAAACGGAACACACAATTTCCAAGGCGATAGCAACCCGTCTAAGAAAAAGGTAAAATTGGGGACACATCATTTCCAAGAAGAAAAAACATGTCCCCATTGTATGCTAGTGGGGAAAGGTCCAATGATGACTCGCTGGCACTTTGACAATTGTAAGACTATTCGCCCTTCAACTGATAATAAAAATCACGCTGATCAGGATTAAACTTACTAACGTCATACTTGGCAAAACGATGCAGAATGATTGGTTTAAGTGCAGCCTTACCATCAGTATCGGCAGTCTTGTACTGAAGCATCAAACTATCGAAATCGTTCTGCATACCTTCATTGTACTGTTCCGATTCATGGAACACCTTGCTGTCAACAGCACGGTATCGCGGAGCAAAGAATCCATACTCAGCATAGCCGAGATAGTCCAGCCCAAAGCCTACTGCCAAAAGAGCAACAAATCCGAGAACGCTTAGTGTAATTACCTTAAACATTATTAGTTACCCTTGTTAGCGTTGGATGACTTGAACAAGATACCACACAGAATGTTGATGCCCCAAGCCTGCAACCATCCAATTTGATGCAGACCCGAAACTGCGTCCACGAGACAGCCGTTCCACAGCCACATGACGGGCAGTGCAAACAGAAGTCCAAGAACAAAAATGGCGATGATCGCAAGAACTGCTACGCCAACAATATTAGAAATAGTATTCATTTCACTTTCCTTTCATGTCACCACATGGCGACATATCATCTTATACTCGATTATTAAACACAATGCAACAATAAAATTTAAATCATTGCGATGCAACCATATCGGCAATCTCGGCCTCCCACTCACACTGAATTGAATCGCGTTCGCTTTTAAGCAGACCGATCCAATCATCGATAATATCAAGCTTGAGCAGGTTGTCGGTCGTTTCGAAATCAATCGACAACGTAACATCACCGTCTTCCCCAGTTGAACTGTACCAGAGAGTTCCATAACGCTTGCCCTTATGGCGAGTGCCAGTATAATTAGAACGTGCATGTTTATCAGTAGTAGTTGACATGTAATTTTTCCTTCATGGGTTGATAGTTAATTTATTTTTAAGTTTCATTAATCCCGCTGTATATTTCACCAGCGAGGGATACGATCATGCAGACATTGAGGACCCTTCGTTGAGATACTGTTCCATAAGAACATGTGCGGGACTTCCTTCGTTGAGCTTCCAGCCCTTAAGCGTCCCCCACTTCAAATCAAGTTCTTCTGTCATGTTAGTTTCCAATCCATTTGCCGATTGCGAGAGCGAACGGTCCCAAGTACGCATACGTAAATGCTACATTTCCGCTATCACTGATGTTCTTGCGAACCCCGAAATATGGCATAATCTCACCCTTGTGCATCCAAGGCGTAAGTGTGTGCCAGTCTTTTGAAAGACCCAATACGATCATCCGCTTTTTGTTGACAGTTTCAAAAAGAATGCCAGCCATTTCATATCATCCTTGTTTTTCGTATTCAAGGCAGTCCAAAATCTTTGCACCAGCCATAAAAACCGAACCAGTTGCAGCCAAAAACAAAAGTTTACCTGCGAATCCGGGATACTGTTGAAGGTAAAGCGCACCTCTTTGAACTGCGCCTGCTGCAAGTGCGTAGATAACTACGAACGCTTCCAACTTGGTTTTAATCACAAAGAGGCGCGCAACCTTCATATTACGCACTCCAGTACGATTCGCTCGAAGGCGAGCAGTAGTAGGGAGTGTTGACGCTTTCCATGAAAGTCTTGCCAGTCATCAGGTTAGTACGTTCAACCTTCTTTTCAATCTGGCTGTGGTAAACATCGCTATGAGCGACAGCGAACTTAACTTCTCCAGCCTTATTGTTCAGGCGAGTGCGAATCCGCTTTGCAGCGGTTTCATTGTTGTAGGTATCTTCAATGCGAGTCGTTGCAATGTTGTAAACGATGTAAGTCATTTGAAGTCTCCTGTGTCTCAGTTGATGCGCTATCAATACGCTCAACTGAGACCAGTGTCAACCAAAAATACACCAATCGGATTTTTTTTACCAGGATGATCGGTAATACAAATCCCAGCAATCAGGAAGAGCAAGTGCATTGTCAATGATCTTGATCGTGTCAGCAATATCAGCATAATACCACTGATCATAATCTTTGCCACCAAAGAAGAAACCCTCAGCAGTGGGAAGCAGGGTCGATGCCTTTGTGTTATCGTCCAACACTTCCTGACACACCTTATGCAGCTTATTCAGATAATCGCGTGTGACATAATGCTCTTCGCATTCATCTTTGCCCTCTTGAATATAGTCAACAAACCACTTGTGAATGTGGTTTGCTTTACGCCAGTAGCCAGCTTCAAGACGAACATTTTTGACAGGCATTGCAATGTTATCAATGTCGATCAACTGTGCGATGTCAGAAGCCAATGCCTTGTCTTCCGAGTTGCCGTAGCCCCAAAAATTGCGGTCGGCATAAAGATACATATCAAGACCCATGATTATTTCTCCTCTTCTACCTTGTGGACATACTCAAATGCCTTTTCTGGACCCCATTGTTCCAGATAAGGATGATCCTCAAAAAACAACTTCGGAATCTCATCATCAGAAACTTCGCGGCATCCGATGATGTTTTCGTCAATGTGCTTCTGTCCGAACTCTTCTGCTTCGTTCATGACCACAGTATCCTGAGCATACTCGGGATTTTCAGTGTCAACTACATACCGAAGGCGAAAGATGCTCACTGTTTCAACTAGATATTTTGGCATAACATTTCTTTCTATATATTATAGTTCTTTGAGCTTGGGCCGGGACTAGGATCACGGGTGTTCTTCTTGGCCCAACTCAGATATGCATCGGCATCTTCGAGGGTATGAAAAATGTAATGATCATTATAATGTGCCCCGATGTTGAAATCTGTAAGATGCAAATAAGTCTCCAGAATATCACCACCATATGTTGATTGATAATCATAATGAATAACACGGGAACCATTGGCAATCGTATGTAGATTGCGAACATTCTGCATTTCGTGCATGGAACTTTGTTTGCCGAGACCATGAACCGCATACAAAGTTTGTCCCATCAAACCAAAGAGCAGCGGCTTTTCGCTCTCAATGGCACCATATGGATACTGGTGTGGCATATTAATCATCGCACTCAGTTTTGGTTTGATAAACAACCATATCCTTGAAATCATAGTTCCAAGGATACGACTTGTCAAGATTGTTAAAACTTGCGTCAGTGTCAGGATATTTCAGCATAGACTTACAATCCGCATCGGATGCATGGCTAATGTTGTTCTTGCCCACGCGATCTACCTCATCACGAAGATAAGTGGTAAAACTGGATTCTTGATGTATCCGAGCCATAAACCAAGTGTTTTCAGCAACCATAAGAATGAAACAGGTTGCCAAAATGCAAAGAAAGGATTTAGTAGTCATGGCGATCCCTGATAGACAACGTGATGAATGAGGCCCCAAATGCAATCATCGGGGCGGCGATATCTGCACGGTCAAATACTCCCTTAAAATAGTCAGGAATGTAAAAGCCGATTCCACAGAGCAGTGCAATACCAAGTGCAAACAGGATACGAGACAACATTTTAACTCTCCTTAAATTCCGAATTCAGCGGCATAATCGTCATCAATTTCAATTCCGGCATAACCATTTGCTGGTCCCCGTTCACGCAAAAGTTGACGAACCTGATCAGCAGTGCAAGTAAATTCGTCAAGATGCCAATGATTCCCCCACTTTGTTCCACGACTAGTGATTCGGGTGCCATTGATGAATACTGCACGTTTGCTAGACACAAACACATTGAGAAGTTCCATATTACTTTCCTTTAAAGTTGTACGCAGTTAATCAATGTAGCAACTGCGGTAAGTACGGCAGCAAACCCATTGGTAACGAGTACGAGTGGAAACTTGCGACAGTAATATACCATAGCCGCAATATTCGCTACGCAAAGCGACCCGCAGAAAATGGCAAAAAATAGATGAAGATAATGCATATCACTTCAACATATTAAGAATAGTACCGAGTGCGAAGCAGGCACTCCCTGCAAGATAAAGCCAGTTGCTCATATTATTCCCAATCTTTGAAATCATCGTTTTCATCATAACCAGCCTTGTATGCTGCGATTTCCTCAGGAGTCATCCGATCCTTTTCCACAAGTTCGCTGCTATAGGTAGCACCGATATAATAGTGGGGATTAAACTGGCGACGATAATAACTATCAGCCGCCCCGCGATCATAAGGACCACCGTGACGCTTATCATACTTGGGCATTTGAAAACTCCTTCGTTTGATTTGATGTCTTGTCTTAGCAAGGTAGGTATACGATGTCAACACAAAAATCAATGAGTCAGCAAATAATATGTCAGCATCAGGACGATACTGTTGATAACCTACTATCTGTCCACTCAGATTATAAAGAAAAAAGGTCGCCACTCGCTCAACTTCATCTATCATGGGACGATGAAGATTGAGGTCATCATGACGACCTTTAAGATGTTCAGCTATCGTGTACATGAGCCAACATTACTACATTGAAGTAGCAATGTCAACTATCAAGGCCGCTTTGCTACGATTTTATCTGCAAGACCGTATTCTACGGCTTCGGAAGCAGACAGGAACGTATCAAACTTCATAGTTTCAAACAGTTCCTCATAGGTCTTGCCAGCAGTGTTATGCTCAACATACAACTGAGTCAGGCGCTCATTGATCTTCTTGGATTCTTCCAAGTGCCGCCGAGCATCTTCAAATTCAAGTTCCTGAACATGAACAGAGCCGCTTGTACCACGAGTACCAGAACTGACACGATGAATCATGGTGCGAGATTGTGGAAGAACAATGCGCTTGCCGGGTGATCCTGCCATAGCAAGAAACGAACCCATAGAACATGCCTGACCCATAACGATTGTGGAAACGTCAGGCTTAATGAAGTTCATTGTATCATAGATTGCAAGTCCAGCAGTTACCGAACCGCCCGGCGAGTTGATATAAAGCGAAATATCAGCATCAGGGTCTTCTGACTCAAGGAAGAGCAACTGCGCAACGATAAGATTTGCCATCTGGTCATGAACTTGACCTTCAAGAAGAATCACACGATCCCTGAGCAAGCGAGAGTAGATGTCATACGACCGCTCACCGCGAGAGGTCTGTTCAATAACGATAGGTACGAGACTCATTTAAAATCCTTTTGTTGAGTGAGGATTTCACCCTACATCATATAGGGATGAAATGCAAGAGATTTTGTGACCGATTATAGATTTATTGTTTGCGTAATATGGAGCCATAAATAGTTATGGGAAATCCAAACCCTATAGGAGACTCATATGGAAATCGTAATCATTGCGGCATTAGCCATTTTGGGATATGTCGTTTACAGAAGCCTTGATAATAAAGAAAGCCCAATCAAGGTTGTAGAAGCAAAGGTAGAAGTTGCTGCTACAGAAGTTGAAAAGGTAGCAGAAACTGTTGTTGAAGTTGCTACTGAAACTACTGAGGTTGCTGCAAAGGCTGCTACTAAGACAACCAAGTCAGTTGCCAAGAAAGCAGAAAATGCAGCTAAGTCTACTGCTAAGAAGGCAGAAAAAGTAGTTGAAGACGTAGCCAAGGACGTTGAAGCACCTGTTAAAAAGCCACGTGCACCGCGCAAGCCAAAGTTGAACGTAGCAAAATAATCTAATGCAAACTGAAGTGGGTTTTGATTTAATCAGTGATCTTTTTCTCTCACCGGAAGACAGTTTCAACTGGGAGAATAAGGCTACAAGTCTGTATTGTATCGTAGCAGGGAATATCAGTTCTGATCTAAGAACGGTCATTCACACCTTAGCACATCTTGGTAGGCAATATCAAGAAGTGTTCTATATTCCGGGATACTTAGAATATGAAACAGCAGACAGTGTAGTTGTGAGAACTGAACAACTCAAAACCATTTCAGCAAGCATAAAAAATGTATGCATGTTATATCAAAATGTTGCAACCATTGACGGAGTTGCCGTTGTAGGTGTGAATGGGTGGAGCAATGTTGGTGATACTTTTACTGTAGAAAATGTATTTGAAACTGCAGCCAGACATGAAGACTTTGAATATCTATATAAGGCATTAGGAAGACTTCAGAGACACTTGGACATCAGAAAGATCGTTGTAGTATCAAGTGCAGTCCCACATTATTCATTATATTTTGGGGAAAAACCAATCATAACGGACGATCAAGTGCCATTATGTGCAACCTTAGCTAATGATACTGAGCATAAGGTTGCACATTGGGCATTTGGAACTTATGAAAAGAATGTTGATACAATCGTAGAAGATATCAACTACATTAATAATCCATATCTACATCAAACGCCATATTGGCCAAAACGAATCACTGTATCAGTTTGATTCGGCTTCTACCTTGACCTGCAATGGGTAGTTGTGTGCTCGTGCATCAAGTGTAACTTCAATGCCTTTTTGTTCAGCCACCTCATAAGGAAGAACAGCAACCACGGCGCTTCCCTTTTCATGAACATCAACCGTGATCTGCGTAGCAGTATCAGGATTGTAGTTAAAATACTCAATCAGTGAGTTAACCACGAATTCCATGGAAGTATGATCATCATTCATATAGATGACCTTGAACAAAGGTGGTTCCTTCAATGCGAGATTTGGCTTAATCTTACTGGTTGGTTCTGCATTCGGCATTGTATTAATCCTTGTTATGATGCTTGCGGGCACCATTACCCGCAAGCACAATATTATTTATATCACTTCTTGTATGTGATTGCAATGGTTTTTGGCTTCTGTTCCTCAGGAACTTTTCTTTCAAGTTCAATTCTGAGAATGCCGTTTTTCGCGTGTGCCTTTGTCACTTCTACGTGATCAGCAAGCGTGAAGGTGCGAGTAAAGCTACGAGCCGAAATACCACGGTGCAAATACTCAATCTCCTTATCAAGTTCGTCCAGAGATTGGGTTTGTTCACCCTTGATTGTGAGAAGACTCTTCTCCAATGTGATGTGAACATCACCTTCGTTAAACCCAGCAACAGCAAGTTCGATGGTGAAGTTATCATCATCGCGCTTTATGATATTGTAGGGAGGGTAGTTTGTTGCTTGTTGTGCAGTGTTTCGCATGATATCGTCAAATACTGAGTCAAATCCTACTGCGAACTTATGAATAGACGGAATGTCTAGGGCACGAAGGGTTAGTTGATTAGTCATGTTTTTATCTCCTTTTAAGCAAGACTATATTGTAGACCCATTAGGCATCTACAACATTATTTATCATACACTATTTCGCAAAAAAGTAAAGTTTTTTGGTCAAATAAGTGCTTTTGGTGATTCAATCAAATCGGTATCAATGACCAGTTCCACAATGTCGTTTTCCTTATACTTACGAATATGGAACATGTGAGGCATAAGAACACGTTCAATCTCAGTATGAAGTCCACGTGCGCCAGTTTTAAGGTCAATGCAGTTTTGTGCAATTTTGTGAATGGCCTCATCAGTGAATGTTAATGTAATGCCATCAAGTTCAAAAAGATACTTATATTGATCAATAAAACTGTTCTTAATGTTGAGCAAGACATCTACCAACTGTTCAAGAGTTAGTTCTTCAAGGGTGATGGTGGTAGTAAAACGTCCAATAAACTCTGGAATCATGCCAAAGCGAGTAAGGTCATCTGGTGTAACCAACTTCAAGTTGGCTGGTTCATTCTTGGAACGAATGTCTGATCCAAATCCAATAGAACTACTATTCGTTCGGTTCTTGATAATACTATCAAGACCGACAAATGCACCACCAGCGATGAACAAAATGTTCTTGGTGTCAACCTCAATGTTTTCTCCCTGTGGATGCTTGCGCTTTCCAACTGGACTTACACGGATTTTAGCACCTTCTACGATCTTGAGTAGTGCTTGTTGAACACCTTCGCCGGATACGTCACGAGTAATGCTTGCGCTCTCGCTCTTGCGAGAAATCTTATCAATCTCGTCAATGAATACGATTCCACGTTCAGTCAAAGAAACATCATTGTCTGCATTGGCAAGTAGCATCGCAATCATGGATTCAACGTCTTCGCCAACATATCCTGCTTCTGTAAGATTAGTAGCATCTGCAATCACAAACGGGACATTGAGATATTTTGCAACAGTTTTAGCGAGTAGCGTTTTACCGGAACCGGTTGGTCCAACAAAAAGAACATTGCCCTTCTGAATCTCCAAATCTTTTGGCGGATTGTTAATACGTTTGTAGTGATTTGAGATAGCAACAGCAAGAACTTCCTTAGCGGAGTCCTGTCCAATAACATGTTGATCAAGATATTCTTTGATGGAATATGCATCAAAGTTGATATCGTCTATCTTTTTAGATTCTGGATTATGTTCTTTATCAATAAGTTCATTGCACAGGTCAATACAAATACTGCAAATCGCAACATCTTCGCCTACGATCAGTTTAGTGACTTGATCCTTATGTTTACCGCAAAAAGAACAGTGGTGTAGTTTTTTATCAGACATATATATTAGTTATCCGTGTTAGTAGTGCGGCGGAGATATTCTTCTATTTGTAGGCGTTCATTTTCGGACAAAAGCTCAACATCATACTCTCCTGATTCTATCTTAGCTACCAAGTGTCTAAGATACTCTTCATCATAAAGATAGGAATCAGATAGTTCTTTGTTTATCTCAATCCAACGAATGCCATCAAACTTATAGACCCTATTTGGTAAAATGTCAACCCTTACAAAGACATCACCTTTGGCAGCAAACTGTGGAAAAGTTGAACCAAATCCGGGGCCATTTTTATCATCATCGGGAGTAGCAAGTAAGCGATGTCTCATTCCCAAGAATGCAGACTTATGCATTTGCTTCCCATCAACTTCAACATATCCATGTTCCAATTCATGGACAGTTACGCCCTCGGTTTGAATTTCTACTGGTTCAGGCTCTGGGACAGGTTCTGCTTCATGCTGTTCCAGTTCTTCCACAGATTCACCTGTGTTGGTAATATGTGCTTCTGGTAGTTCTTCTCCCACCATATCATCTGATTTAGCATCAACTGTTGGTATAGTTTCAGCATCTACTATAACCTCCTCAGTATTATTTACTTCTTCTGCTGCTTTTGCGGCTCGTTGCGCGGCAATATCTCCTGCTACATGAAGATCAATTGGACCATCGCCCCATAGGTCAATTGTTGGATCAACTTTTCCTTTGGTTTCAAAGAACTTTTCCTTGAAATCATCATCTTCTGGTAGAACACTAAGTTCTTCTTTTTCTTTGCGTAGGTCTTCTTCAAGCCATTCGTAACTGCTCTGTGCAGCTAGTACGAGTGTCAACGCTAGAGGATCAAAGACAAACACGATAACAATGATTACCCAACGAACAGCACGTTCAAGGAGGTTGTTGTCTGGATTGTCACCATAGATTAGTGCGGCGATATATTTAATAGGACCTACTTCTGCTTCAACCTTACGCACTTGGGCACGAATAGGAGCAGCTTGATCGTTTAACGTAGAAATAGTAGCCTGATTGTCTTCTATTTCCTTGTTAAGTCTAGCACGTTCTTTTGTTTGTGATTTACGAATGTTAGTGGATTGTTGTGCACCCTTAACATCAGTAGAACGCCCCATAACCTGATCAACGGCAGCATCCATTTGTTGCAATGCCTTACGATCAGCATCAATGTTATCTTTTGCAGTTTGAATCTTCTGATCATAAACTGCGATCTTGGCTTGAACATCCCCGCTTACAAGTGATTGATCACTGTGTGCTTTACTGAGGAATCCAAAAATACCCATACTTGTCAAGAACGCAAGCATGATTACAGCGGGAACAAGATACAGTTTCAGTTTCCATCCGGCACGGTTCCAGTAACGGTGCAGCCAGACAGTTGTTACCACCTTTGCAAATTCAAGTGAGCCGCCCATAATCATAATTGGAACAACTGCAGCAGCAAAAATTGCTGTCAATCCCAATACAGAATACCAAGCAGCAATACTACTAAGAGTAAGTGCAACAAGAAGCGTTAATGTAGCAAAACTAAATACTTTTCTTAAAAAAATCATCTACTATTTAGCCAATTTGATCACGATCAAACAAGTGACCATAAGAAGTGCTGAACTCTTCTAATGTGAGTAAGAGTTTACGAGGAATTCCGGGACCTTGAGTGATATGAAAAGTTACCCAAGGACCAGTTTCTCGCCTCTTAATTTGAATGACTTCAATCTTGTCGCCATCTTCAAACACACGAGACTTACCGACTAACCACATGTAGTCTTGCATTTTTAGACCGTCATCATCGTCTTCGGTCACTGATCAGAATTCCCGATAACAATGCATTCCATCATACGAGTTACCGTAACGAACTCATCTCTTTCTGCACATTCTACGCAAACTTCTTCGTGGTTAATACCGACTGGAAGAGTAGTTGTGATTAATCCACAGGTATAGCAACGATTGTAATCAGTATCATCACCGGTTAGCCGTGCATCACCACCAAACATAGCATTCATCATTAGTTTTCATCCCGTATTTTACGAACCGCGTTGCGAAAATAGGCAACATATTGAACGTATCTATAAATTCTGTTTCTATCAGATGCACATCTGCATCCACCGTTAGTATGCATACCTTTTGGTTTGTGAATCACGCAGTTTCCGTCAGAGCATCCACCTAGTGCTTCTGCATTTTTTTCAAGCCACTTGAACATTTCCAAGATTTGTTCTTCTTTGGAAGGTATACTGTTATCCATTGTGGTCGCCCCATTCTTCGCGCATTTGTCTACGAAAGTCTTCTTCTCGTCGCCGTTCATCCTCGGACCACTTACGCTCACAATATGCATCATATACTTCGTTAGAACCGTCGCCCCAATAGTCACATTCCATCTTACAATCAGGGCAGTATTCACGACTCACGGTTTCCGCGAAGTTCTTACTGCCGCAGTTTGGACATGGTTCGTTATTCAACTTCTTACCGTTGTCTACCCAACCGTTTCGTTCATTATGATAAGCCATCACTTATCATCCCTAAAACGAACGAAACGGGGAAAACGAAGACTGTAAGTACCATCTTGATTCTGAGTGATAGCATCAGCCATAATTTCAACGGTGCTACCGATTACCAGTTCTCGGTCAGCCCAAAGATTATCACGATCCGAATCACTAAACCCACTACCAACATTGACAGTAATCTCTTTATCATCATCAATCCCATTGCAGATGAGAGCACCAAGACGCCCCATGTTGCGGCCTGTGCCTTCCTCAATTCCTACTACTTGTAAATCAACAGTGATAGTCGGTTTCCATTTCAACCAAAACTTGTTACGTTTGCACTCATAAGGAGCACCAAGGCTCTTGATCATGATGCCTTCAAATCCTGCGGCAACCATATCGTTTGCATATTCCTGAAACTTAACAACACCAAGAGCATCATCAAGGTCAACTTCAATGCTAGGAAGAAGTTTTACGTTTTGCAAATCATCAAAAACCTCACTCAAACCTTGCAAATATTTAATACGTTTCCCTAGATGAGCATTCCAATACCCACGCTTAAAATCTACAAGCGGAAGAACATCAAAGATATGAAACACGCTATCATCATTTTGCACATCAGTCTTACGACGAGCCTGACGCATCAGTTCCTGAAACGAATTACCTACCACTTCGCCGTCAAACACGATACCAGAGGAAAACTCAGGCCCAAGAATCCTTAAAATATCATCATCAATGGTATTGAGTTGTTCTTCAATGTGAGTGAAGTTTTCAAAGACCTTACCATTACGGCTATAAGAGACGACCTTTCCCATACCATATGGTTCCACGATCATAAGAACGCGAACGCCATCCAACTTAGGTTCAAGACGCTTGATACCACGCATTTCAGGTCGACCTTCACAGTTGGTAGCAAGCTGACATCCAAAAGTAGGAACCTCATATTCAGTATCCTTAACAATCTTATTGATTGTTTTTTCGCTGATACCAGAACGCATATCACGACGAAGAATAGGAGCAATGAAATTGTTCCATTCTTCGCTATTAAAACGCCACATCATATCCTGAATGGCATCCCGTGCTGCATGACCAGTCAACGAACGGTCAATCAATCTGGAAAGCAAGTCGGAAAGTTCTTCCCATGGATTTTCAGCATTGATAATACCAGCAGATTCCGGAATCTGCTTGATGCCGAAAGTAAGAAATGGATTATAGCAAGTGCGGATTCCATAAAGAAAACGCTGGGAAATTTCATTTCCAAGAATAGCGGCTTCATGCGCCTGCCTGATCACATCTTCCTTGTGAAGGCGCGAATCGCTTTCATTCAGTTTCTTGAGCCAAGATGCAGACACGTAAAATCTCCTTAATATGCTTCACTATATATCAAAAAGATGTGCTTGTCAATCTTGTTTGAGCAGCATCCATGTATATTCCTGTTCGGATATCCAAAAATCATCCGGCCAAGTTACGTCAGGGTAATCTCTTAAGCGATATCCCCATTTAAACCACAGGGACTTTCCACTGCGTCCACACTTTCTTGGGAATAGAGAGAAATGCCGATCCCATTGCTGTTTGGGTTTATAAATATCATCACCAGAATAGAATGCCATTACGACCACCTCAATAAAAATATCACAGCATCTTGTTCGGTGAAGAAACTGATTTCTTGCCAATCACAAATGCCATGGGAACCTCTTTTTGACAAATAAGACCTTGGATACTCTTGCTGCCACCGCGCCATAATGTCCTGAACAGTACTCATTGTCTTAAACTTATTGATTAAGTTAAGCATTGCGTTCTGCGCTGCGCCTGCCTTCGCCATATTTACGTTAAGTGTGTAACTCATGACCAACTCAGGGTGACAAAGGTAGCAAGAGGATTCTCGGTGTCATAGATTTCAACATATCCACCGAAATGCCCATTATTTACAGATTCAGAACGTGTTGTACAGCCGTTCTGCCACGTATTAGGACCCGAAGGACCAAGTGATCTAGTCATAAGGTCGCTAATCTCTTTATACATCATTTTCGTATCTTTAAAATACAGTCTCATGACCACCTCAAAAAACTATGAATGTAGCAGTGTTAAATATACCCAAGCTTTATCTGCTTCCTTAAAGGTACTATATGTTTTTGTAAAAAGCAAGGGAGAAGATATGATGTATGAAGTTGCAGCAGCATTCCATTGGAACTTGGCCCCGCGTCCTCTACGCCGTTTAACCCTCTTCATCATAGTAAGTTTAGGATTGGACCTAATTACAGTTATCTTTTCCATTACGACCACCTCAACGCAAACCAAACAGCGTCCTCATCATCCACAAATTGCACAAACTTACCCTTCCAGCTTGGTCCGGGATAAAATCTATCCTTACAGTTTGGCCAACACCAGTCTATTACTTCTTTCCTATCATGATGATTAAAATGCACATCGTGAAGTATTGGAACCTGAAGACCAAACTGTCCAATTGTTTTACAGGTAATCATGTCCACCTCAACAGAAACCAAGCCAAATCACGATAGTTAATGAAACGAATGGAGAACAACCCATCGTCCCAAATGAACATATTGTTCTGTCTACACCACTTCTTAGCAGCATTTAGTGTATCTTGAACTTCTGACCAACGTTCCTCACCGAGATTATATTTCAGTTCTAGCCTATAAGGCTTACTATGTTCATGAACCCATTTCATGACCACCTCAAAACAAATAAAGTCATCTTGGATTCATCAGTAATATCAAGAAACCATCTGCGGGCTTTGCTGTCCCAATAAAGACGCCAACCAGTTCCACAACTGTCACACCAAAGTTCACCTGCATCAGCCGAAATGAGTGGTCCAACATTGTCATTTAACCATTCGTCAATGACACGAGACGGCATATCGGTGATTACTGGGTAACTTGAAACATCTAAGATCATGACCACATCATCCTAAAAAGCAATGCAACATTTTCGTCAGGTACTTCCACCCAACCATAAGTTTTTGAAGGAACCTCACAGTTATATCGCTCAGCCCATTCAAGAATCTCTTCTTTATTAGCAGCATAAAACTTTTCGTCAACCCAAAAAAAGGTTTTAACTGAAGGTTGGTAGGTGAAGCGAACACCCTGTTCCTTCAGTGTCCAGAGGCTCAGTGTCCAGAGGCAAGTCATAGATACTTCAACGAAAAGGCTACATACCTTTTCTCATCAATGATTTCAAACTGACGGTTTGCCCAGTCTACAAGACACAGACCAGCAGCAGGAACAATAACTTTGTTGATATACATATTACTGATACCAATACTTTTCCATTCATACCCGTTGTCAAACAACCATTTCATCAGATTGTTAAATGCCCACTCTGACATGTACATGAGTCACCGCTGACGAAGCTTTTCGGTATCACGGATGAACGAATGTGCCCAAAAGAAAAACAGTAAGAGATTCAACGCAATAGACCAGAAATGTGGGTGATTGTAATTATATGCGAGACTACTACTTGTAATCAACAGGAACACGGCGTCCCAGATTACACACAGCCATGCGAAAAACTTTTGCCTATTAGTCATTTTCTAATCTTTCAGTATAGTAAAGAGATCACCATACTCGTATTCTAACACAACGCTATCCCTAAGTCTATAGTAGATTCGTCTGCGGTAGATTTTTTTGAGCCAAGTATATTTGTTCTCAACTTTAACGGGGAACCAAGCAAAATGATTTGCCCATTCGCCGCACGTCCTTTCACCAAATCCCCCATTACAAAAGTCTTTGATGATTGCTTCCCGTGCCCCGAAGATCACCGATTAGTCTCCGCAAATCTGCTTAATCTCAGTCGCACTGCGATTGGATTGGGCATACGATTGCAGACAATCACTCTTGACATGTTCGGTATATCCGAGCGAACCAAACATTACCAAGAAGATGACCGCAATCGCAATCGCATACCATTTGAAATCGTCCATTTTAAATCACCCTTACATAGTAAAGTTGAGTGGAATCTTCGCGGTGAGCCTTGACCTTACCCTCAATGTTCATGGTAGTGCCAGTGGCGACAAGACGCTTGAATCTGAAAAACACCGACTCGTTATCGGGAGTGATTCCAGTGATGAAAAACGTGTCCCATGGTTGAGAATGGTTACAGCGAAGTACTTCAATCTCCAGTTGCACCTTGTCGCCAACTTGACCAATGTGACCATTAGCATCACGCAGCCGACGATTGATTGCAGCCTTTTTTTCATTGCGAAGATAGCAAGAAGGAAGCGAAGAAATAAACCCGACTTCAAACAGACCAACATCTTCGCTGTTGGCATATGCCATAGCTTTAGATTCAAACTCAGAGAGAACGCCGCCCTGCAAAATCTTGAAAGTAAGAGCCTGAAAATGACGAATGACATGCTCAGCCATTTCACAATCTTCATCACGGATGTCAAACTTTCCGTCGATAAAGTCGCGAGTCAGATACTTATTGGCAATACGCTTCTGATCACCATGTTCGTCATATTCACCCTGCTTGAGATATTCACCATTCACGCGGTGAGCAGCACATGCTGCATCAAACACTTTACGAGTGTTGAAGCGAATGGAAGCACCCGAAACACGAGAATAAGCCATTTTGAAATCCTTTGTTAGAATCTATGGGTGGTATATAGACTAACACAAAACCTATGTCAACAGCTTTTATTCGGAGCCGTAACAATTATTTACTCCGGGTTCTCCGCCAATCAAGTCACCCAATGTCTGATTCCACTTTATGATACTGTCAGTATCATGAAACCTAGACCTCAACTCTTTTCTAACTTTTCTAAAATCAAACCAGTCTTCTCTGCCAGTAATAGTAGTTTCCCAGCCAAAACTTTTGTGACGAAGTTCAAGGTTTCCGAATCCCATGTTTTCTAACATTCTTTTTTTGAGATATCGTATTTTTAAATTATCCCCATCAATATTATCTGGGTCCTCTTCATGAACTTTTATATGCTCTTTAATGAAGAAGATGTTGGATTCAAGGCTATGGCTTAGCATATTGCCTATGCCAGAAATGCCATTTTCTTGCATGAAAATGTCATAGAAGCAATATTCATGCCGAAGGGGGCTGTAAACTTTCCTACCTATATTAAGCTGTGGCCAAGTATAATCTCCGCCAATAACTGGACATGAAACACATTGTCCCAACAACCACATATGGGCAGCAACATGCGGCATGGTCAATTTATAGGGTTCCATGTATTTTATGTGATCGCCGTTTCCAAAGAAGCTTTCTACATCTAAATCTATCAAAACATGCTTGATTTGGTTTTCTCTGCAAAACTTTTCTGCATAGTATAGATCATGCGTATTAAAGGGACTTTGTTTATATATAAGCCTCAGTGTCATTGCAACTACTGGGATTTTATTTTGTAAACATGATATCAGTGAACATTCACTATCCAATCCTCCGCTGTATAAGATTTCTGCTGGAACATTTTTTCCATAAAAATGTTCAGCCATTGCGGATTGAACGGAATCAAAATTTGAAATTTCGGTATCTGAAATTTCAGTAGTAAAGATGTTACGTTCAGGGCCGAACTCCATCGTATGTTTACGGTAGTTGTTCAGCCCTGAATGCCAAGTTTTTGCAGTCATCAAGTATTTAACTGTTTTTGACGAGGTTCTTTACAATATCGTATTCTTCTGCTGCCTTTTTGAGAGCAGGATATTCTTCTTCAAGAGTTTTGCGATCAGTTTTCTTGTGTACTCGCTGGATTTCGCCATCTACAACTTCAAGCGAATAATCATAACCATTGAGACGATTAAGACAACGTTGGTAGCTGTTGGCTTGCGCTTTGTACATAGCAGCAAGAATTGGACTCTTTTCCTTTTCCTCGACTTTAGCCATTTCTCGCAGAAGTTCGATTTCTGCCTTCATTGCATCTTCAATAGTGTAAGGCATGATTACCTCATCTTCTTCAAACGACTAAACACGCCTTCACTGACTTCAAATTTGTCTTCGGTGTGGACACGAATATAATGTTCTTTCCATTGGGGATCAATACCTGAGCCGTCAACACGATAGTAGTTTGCTGGGCTGCAATTCATTTGTTTAGCCAACACCATCAACCAGTCATCACGATCAACACGACCGACAATGCGATATTTGTTGCTGATGCAGATATACCCCTTTTCATGAAGCTGTGTAGCTTCACCCTTCTCTAGAAACTCTACAAGTTCAGGTGCAGGGTGCATCGCTGGACAATCTTTATCGCCATACTTGCAGGAGCCTTCGTAGTCACCCATGTTACAGTGAGCCATATGAACAGCGTAGGTCATTATTGTCCTCTCAACTTAGAGTTCAAGTAGTTTTTATACCAATCCTGCGTAGTTTGATACAGCAGTTGACGGCAATCATCATCCATTGTGTTTCTGTCGCCGGGACTCGCATCTTTTCCCAACTGAACATTAAGTCCATAGTCACCGTTTCCGACCCAAATGCTTACATCATCGCCGTGATTCATGTGGTAGTTATCAGTGCTCCAAGAAGTCGGATCAGTACGAATAGAGTAGACCACAGCACTTACAGCAGGATCATTGCACTTATCAATGTGAGTAGGAGCATCCTTTGCAATAGGATGATGTGCGAATGGATTGGGAACGTATGCACAGCATAGAGCAACCACGAGCATTCCGCCTGCAAGGGAAAAAAATACTTTTTGGCGAGAAAAAATATTATCCATTATTTGCGACTTTCCAGAATAGTATCACGCACCCATTCACGATCAATACTATCATAAATGGGAAGTTCACCAGAAGCAGAATATTTCCGATCCAGCTTGCGAGTAGCATCAACTACTTCGGTATAGGTAGCATCTACATCCCTATAGATGCCAGTCTTACCGTTGTAAAATTCAAGAACATAGTTGATAAAATCTTCGCGGTCCATATTACCAATCCTTCTTGGGGTGCTTATCCTTGCGCTTATAGCGCAGTTTGGATTCAACCGTTTTCGGCTTGAAGGGAGTGCCATGGGCATAAAGCTCCAGCGCACGAATCTTCGGGCGACATGCTTCAACCTTAATAACTTCTTTCTTCATGGCACTTCTCCTTTCTGTGCATTGCTTATACATGTGTTGATATAGACTGTCAACAAAAAAGTGCCAGAAGTTTCCTTCGGACACTTTGCCGTTCTGGACGGTCCTGAGAACTTACTTTTTTGGGGGATTACTGTTTACAAAGTCATACATTTTTTGAGCAGTTTCAAGGACCTTTTCAAGTCCGGGAAACTCTGGTGCGTTGACAGTAGTAACAAGTTGACCTGTTTTCTCATCGCGCTTTTGAGAAAGCTCCCAGCCCAAAAACTTTGCTTGATATTCAGCCTGAACTAAATCTTTAGCCATGTTTAGAATATCAGAACGAATCTCATAGCCATTCTTGGATTGGTTGATTTTAAAATCTGGAAGTCCCGGAATTTTTTTATCACTCACTCTTGTTATCCTTCAATCTTTGGTTTGGAAAGGTATTCCCACTCATCTTGGGTATATGGCCACATGACTATCTCCTTAGATTGCAAGGAGACCGTACAGTGCAAATAAGCATAGTCCCAAAATAGTAAAGTTGCCAACTTGTGCTAGTCTACTAATGTTCTTGTTTGATAGAAAATTCATAGGGGTTACATATCTGTTCATTTTATTTTCCTTTTGTGTGTAAGTGCGGAATCCACTGATTCCTTTGTTGACTTAATCGCATCATTTAAAAACGATTTATTTGACACAATGCCGTATAGGTCATGTGCAGTCTTAAACGAAACGTCAACTGCCTTCTTGGTATATTCGGTTTGTGTTTCTACGAAATGGTTTAAAGTTTTCGCCAGTTCTTCGTGTTTTACAAAAGTATCAACTGCGATCTTTTTTGATGACTGAAATGCATCAATGGCTGTATCGATAAGCATCTTAAACATAGTTATTTCCTTTTCTGTGTGTGTTGTGTGTTGTAGACCGAAATCTACGTGGCTATTTAGTCTTTGCTGCAATGCAAAAACTTATATTACTTACGAGATTCCAGATATTCTGTAAGTGTCCCGTAAAGTGTCATCATCATTGCGATCTTATGATCGTATATTCTGATGTATGGACCTTTGCGATCCTTCTCCCTATATACACCCAAATAGTATGGGCAGTCAAGCTTTTTGGTCACTTCCTTAATAAAGGCATCCCATTCTGCTCTATCAAACTTTCCTATAGGAAACTCATAATGAGCAATCTTGGCAAGCTGAAATGCCTTCATTCCTTCTTCTGTCAAACGAAGGCCAGAACCACCCCTGCCAGTCACCCACCAGCGAAATAATAGCTTGTCTACCGTAAGTTCTTTCCAAACGTTTTCTTCAACATCTGGAACTTCTGAGAGAACCGTTTCTGTTATTTCTTTCTTTGTTTTAGGATAGGTCATCAGGGTAAACTGTGCGCCCCGAGTTCATAAAGACCACCGTGAACTTGTCAGTTTTGAACTGTGCGTTCAGTTTGCGGCATAAGTTACGAGCATGACCCGGATTAGAAAAACTGGTTTTCTTGTATTTGGGTGCAGCATCATTGGTTAGATAGTGTGATGACTTCAGATTGATAGGTTGATCATCATAGAAAACTGCCCAAATACCTGCAGCTTCTACGATTTGATCACACTTATATGTTTTTTTGTCTACATATTCTAATAGTACGTTTGGTTGGGTTCTACTCATTTAAAAGAGCCGCCTTTAATCTCTATTTGTATTACATCATTTGATTTATCATTCGTCTTGGCGCTACTCAACTCATACAAATCTGATAGTAACTTTGAAATCTCATCACGTAATCCACGTGCTTCTGTGACAGGCAAAACAATGTCTTTTGATTGTTTTGACTCCATCAAAGTCATTTTATCAATGAATCGCTTAATATGAATCATCAGGTATTTATCGCATTCTGTGCTTCGGTTTCAGTTTTATAGGGACCGGAATATTCATATCGTTGAATGAAGATATACTTAGGACAGAAAACTGCCTGTTTCACTCCATTCTGGTCCATAGCAAACCATCCAGCCGCATGAAGACATTTGCTTTTCTTTGTAGTTGTGAACAGATGAAGTCCACGCTTAACATCAAAGATGGAGTTATAAATCTTTGCAGGAGTTGGGTATTGTGGATATGGCATTGCCACTTTAGTGTTATTAGACTTAAGTGGCTCAAAACGAATGTGAGTCTTTTTCTTCAACTCATTTGCATTATCAAACTGGAGGAAATTGCCGTTAAGCTGCACACCATAACCGGAATTGTTGGCTTCAATGTTGCCAACCTTCTTCTCGCCATCAGTGACAATCCAGAATTGATTCTTGATGATTGGTTTTGCAATAAGTTCGGTCATTATTGTTCCTTATTCTTTTTATTTGACTTGTACTTAGTGTAGAGATATGCCCAAAAGAAAGTCCCGCAAAGAAAGCCAACTGCAAATGAGCCTAATACCCACTCAACAATGCTGCCGAAAGAAATCATAGTAATCATTGCACTAAAGTATCCCATACTAGTTCTGCATCCCTGACAACTGCCAGAGGAGAAACCCATCCATTGATAATCGCTTTATTCAGAAGTTCTTTATACTCGGAAGGGCATTTATTTGAAATTTCAACACCTGCTCTGGTAGCCATTATACCCCCATCCTTAACCAAAAAGTTAGGATCACCGGGACGAATGGTTCTCAATGAAGTTTTGTAGCTCATTTGTGCATAACCTCTGCGCTGAGCATGATGAACAGGAACTCTTTTTCTTCCTCTTCATTGAGGACTCTTATACCAGTGCCAGCGCGATTCTTGGTGTACTCAAATGAGCCATCAGAATTCTGACGAACAACTGTGGTGGCTTCATATATCACGCTCATACCGGGCTTTTTAGGATATCTGTACCACTGTAGCTGACCCGATTCATTATACATTTCTACGTAATGCGGCTGCCAAACATGCTCCCAGTACAGGTGTGTATCAGATTCCATGTCCATCCAAACAGACTTACTTTTCTTCCTGTTCGTAGCTATATTGACTTCCATTCCCGGACGAAAACCTCTGTTTACGCTTTGGAAATCTTTCAACCAGTCAGACATTTTAACCCAATTAGTCATGGTATTCATTAATCTCCCCACGATTCCATGCTTCAACTGCCAGATTGGAACCCTCTCTGTACTCTCCGAAAATGAAACCATCTGTGTGCCTATCACAGTACTCACACACTACCATAGTATCACTGTCATCTGCATAGTTAGGCTCACACAAAATGGGAGTTTTGCTACAAACACATTTATTGAGTTCATAATCACCCATGAAGCACACCCTTATACGGGGAGTTCAGCCACTTTGCATATGCATCCGCCGATTCCGAAATGCGGTTGAGTTCATACTTACCACAGAACTTCATCAGGTGAATACCAACCTGAGGAGTTGTGATCAAACGAACATCACTGCGAATAACAGCGTCCACTGCATTCTTGATTTCTTCCGGCTGTGCGTTAAGATCAATCAGAGTGCGATTGCGTTCATAATCATCACGAACACGATGCTCTACTCCGTTGTGATCTGTCCACTTTTGCAGCATCAGATTATTCCAATGGAATCCCTGCTTGTTACGATCATTATATGCTTCTTTGATGCCCACAGAATTCTTGGAACCCTTTTCGCGAACACCGGGATAGGCACTGAACACATTATCGGTAGCATCGCCACGAATGCACTTCTTGAACAGAAGGTATTCAGGGTCTTCAAGCAACTTGTGTTCCTTGGTTTTCTTGTCCTTTACCGGGCGATCACGGTCATCATAATACCCGTCCAGCTTGATCAACTGACCAGCAACACCGTTATATTGGTGAACATTTTCACTGATCAACTGCACAAAGTCAGTGTCGGAGGAAATGATAAAGTGATTATCATTGGGATGAAGCCGAATAAACCGTGCGATCAAATCGTCTGCTTCTGCGTTTTCACAACGAAGAACAGAAGCATTGGTCTTTTCACGAAGAAAAGTTACAAACTGATCATAGGTTTCCCAGAACATTTTGTTTTCTTCAATCTCTTTCTGAGATACCGTTGCTTCATCAATGGCACGGTTGGCCTTGTATGGCTTGTAGAAATCCTTACGCCATGAATGCCCCTCAAGGCAGAACACGACATGATCAATGCCAAATTTACGTACCATCTGGTTCACAGATGACAGCGTAAGATGCATTGCCATACCAATCTTTTCCCATGTGTCTTGACTCTTTGAGGCAACATGACGTGCACGGAAAAAGGTGTTGGCTGTGTCAATCAGTGCGTAGTTCATATGAATCCTTTGCTAATATCCGGACATTATACACATAATATGCGTATATGTCAAGCATCAATATCAACTTTCTTCAAACAAGTCATTATCAAGGACAGAAGGAGGGAAAATCCTTGCCTTTGCGATATCAAAGTACTTTTCTTCCTTTTCTATTCCGATAAAGCTTCTCCCGAGATTCTTGCAAGCAACACCGGTTGTTCCGGAACCCATCGTGTTGTCCAAGACAACATCGTTGGGGTTGCTATAAGTGTTGATCAGGTATTCCATCAGTTGAACAGGTTTTTGTGTGGGGTGAAAGCCTTTTTCCTGTTTAAACCTTAGGACAGTTTTTGGGTAGCGAGTACCATCTGGGTTGTCACGGTGAACTGAGTTGGCACTGCCGTAAACTTCACCAATCTTAGCTTTGTCACTACTAAACCCTCTGTATGGAGTTCCCTGTGTCATTTGTGGATTGTACACCGTTTTCTGGCGACAAAAAACTACGATATTCTCATGTGACTTTAGGGGCATAGACTTAGCACACATAGGATTTGTTCCTTGAGGCTTTTCCCAAATCCATTCATACTTGAAGTGCTTGAGGTTGGAAGCGATCAATGTAGTGGTAAATGGCTGTGCAGCAGTAAAGACCATTGCAGCAGATTTCTTACATACACGATAATATTCGTCCCATAGTTGATCAAGGGGTAAAATACTATCCCACTTACAGGCAGTAGTTCCATATGGAAGATCAACAAGTAGCAAATCAACCGAATCTTCGTCTAACGTCTTTAATATATCTAGACAATCACCATGTCTTAGATCAAATGTTACCATGTGGAAATATCTCTAGCCAGCCCAGAGTTTAAGAACTGATTGAACTTGTTGACTCCATTGAGCATGTAGTCATCATTACCACCGTCCTTGCCACCCTGCTGAACACTAAAGTAGTTTTTAATTTCACCGGTTGAATGTGCCTGAACAAAATCTGCCTTATCCATCCACACCACATGTGACTTGCTGATGTCTGGATTAATGCCAGCAAAAATGATACGATCCCAGTCTTTGGATACTGCAATGTGATTGAAGATAAAGCTGTTCTCGTCGCATTCGCCAGTTTTGCTGTTTGTCAGCGCGGCAGAAAACTTAATTTCCGTTTTGTATCCCTGAACAACTCGGTCATGACTTGCGTTAAATGGCTTCTCAACCGTCAAGTTATAGTCGGTAGCCAACATATCAGAAATAACATACTCTCCGAAGGAGCCTTTTTGCTTGTTTCCCATAGCCTTGTACCCTTCCATAAGTGTACCTTTCCATGGATCATTTACGGCTTTTGCTAATACTGCTTGCGCACCGGGCCGTGCTAGTGCATTTTCAATCATTAAATCTGTATTCCTTGTTAGAGTTTAACTTACTTCGGTGAATCCATCGCCCAAATCCTTCTGGCGAATGATGCGAACATCATCACGTTTTTCAGGATCAGCGATTTCTTGTTCATATACCTCAAGCGCAATGTTTCGGCATACAGTCTGAAACCAACGATCAACGATCATCTGGTCTGTATCTTTTTTGTTGTATTTGTAGCCTTGCTTGATCAAGTTGATTACAAACTTGTCATTCCAATCAAGTTCAAACGAACCATTGTTGATGTCAGCCGGATCAAGGTCTACATTTAAAATAGCTACATAAGGCTCACCCCTAGAAGTCGCATATTCTTTGGGTGTTAACTCTGGCTTAGTCTCTTTAGTTTTCCGAGGTGCCTTCACTTTAGGCATCGGCGGCTGTAGTTCCTTCTCAGGAAGCACAGATGCTGATGCATCGTCTTCCATGGTTAACCATTTCTTAATTTTATCAAACATATTTTTATCTCCCGATAGTATATATCTGTCTTTTATCACCGTGTTCATAAACACCACAGTCATATTCTCCACAATCATTGCAGTATTCCCGATGAATAACTTCACCTTCAATCCACTGAGGGGGAACACGGTTGGTCCACCGAAGCAAATCGGTCTTACCGTGATTGTAGTAGTTACGGTAATTGGTGATAGGGTCCAGACTGATGATATATTCTTGTGCCATGCAAGATGGCATTTTAGTCAGTCCACTTTGCTTGATATTCTTGGGGGCACCCTTCAGTATGGTCCCCAGCTTATCAATAGTGAGATGAATACGAGAATAACGATGGGTATACTCACGACCAAGAGCAAGTAGATGAGAATAAAGCCAATCGTAATTTGCGCTAGACTCACGGACCCATGCTGCGGACGGATGATTAACATGAGTAGCAGAATAGATAATAGTATCAATAGCATCGGGGAGTTTCCAAACTTTCTTTTTGCGACCTGAGTCCGTTTTACCGACTTCTTCCACACCATCAAGAACGCGATGTGCAGTAGACAACAGTTGGGCGGTTTCAAGAATCATCTTGACTACATGGCGATCAACCATGTTACGAGCGGCAACTTCTGGATCATAATCAACATAGAAGATATTCATGATACTATACTCACTTGTCTTTCTTGGTGGATTTATAGTACTTCCACGCCATGATAGACAAAGGAATCAACGATCCCAATGGAAGAATGATGCTAACACCGATCACGGCAGGATGAAGTGCCGATCCAAGTTTGCTACTTTTCTTTTTCAGTGTCACTTATAACTTCCTTATATTTACGTGCCAGCAATACGTGCAACACTGCACACACTACGAAAACACAGGCGCATAGTATGATGTCATTCATAATATAATCACTCTACACCAATATGACCACCGATGTCAAGACATATCATTCGTTTAGGTTTGTTAACCATTCCAATGATGTATTGCGTTTGCGATGATAAAGAAGTTAGTTACAAAGGCTTGAAGGACCAAGACTGTGCGAACCCAAGCAACCTTGTCGGATTCTTTATCACAGTCACTGGCCTTTTCGCCAAGCGCCTTAAACCAAATACGCTTAAATGTAGTCATATTCTCTTTTAAATCCCTCTGCGGTATAGATTTGTTCAACATCAAGACCATGTGCTTTATATCCTTCTTCCAGCATTTCTTGATAGTACATGTTAGGAGAAGAATAATGTACATATTCTCCAGTCATCTGATATACCATGGCCTCATGTTCTTTACCGTTCACTGTAACAGTGACATATTTCTTTCCGTAAAAGGAAGGGTAGCCTTCAAGGATGTCAAGTTCTTCCTCACATTCTGGAGTAATGTCCCACAACACACATTGCGCAACGTCACCATAGCTGACTTCAACATCAGCTACTCCACGAAACACAAGACGGTGGTCCACAAGATCATACCTACCAATACTGACTGCATTAGGGCATCTCTGTGACATTTGATATATGTTGGTATTCATTCCATAAGCAAGCATTAAAGTCAACTATAATCTCCTATTGCTAAAAAGTTAATATATACTAATTTAGAGTTAGCTGTCAAGAAAAAAGATAAATAAAAATGTAGTTCGCGGAATTGGCGTTCCCAACTACTCTAATACTGCAACGGAGTATCAGTAATGACTATTTATTATGTATATTCTTATCTAAGAAAAGATGGAAGTCCATATTACATCGGCAAAGGCAAAGGCGGAAGAGCATACGACCACAATCATGTAGTTCCTCTACCTAAAGATCGTAATAGGATAGTTTTCTTAGAAAGAAATCTAACCAATGTCGGTGCGTTAGCACTGGAACGAAGGTACATACGATGGTATGGACGAAAAGATTTAGGAACCGGTATATTACGCAATCGTACTGATGGCGGAGACGGATTCTACTCTCTAGTGAGAACTGATAAGCACAAAAAGAATATATCCACTTCACTCACTGGCATAAAGCGAGTTCCTTTATCTGAACAACGAAAAGCACACTTAAGTAAAGTACTGACTGGTGTTTCAAAGCCAGCTTCAAGCCGCCCCGGAGAACTCAATCCGTTTTATGGAGCGAAACATTCTGAAAAGACCTTACTCATTCAGAGAGAAGCAAAAATAGGCGAAAAGAACGGAATGTTTGGAAGAAAACAAAAACGTATAGTGTGTCCACACTGCGAAAAAGATACCTCAGTGAATGTTTATGCTGCGTACCACGGAGATAAATGCCGAAAAAAAGCTATTTAAACTTTCTTACTATTATCACCCCATATCTTAGAGAGGTTGTTTCACAGCCGATTCGCTTCAATGCAGCTTCGGCAAGATTAATCATTCTTATGCTATTTCCGCAGATTATTGTTAATGGGAAACTGTCCTGATTCATAAGAACGAAGTTTTCCACCATCATATCTACGTCTTGATGTTTAACACCGTGAAGGTCAAGTTCATGTGACATTCACATTTCCTCTACTACTGGCTCATCACCCAGTCCATAAGTCACTCTGTATTCCTTTCCGTTGTGGTTATAGAAATACGTATGAGTTCGTTGATTGTTAGAATCCCCGTAATGTCCTATTAGCTTAAGAACTGTGAGCATGTGCTTTGCTTCGTCACCTTCAAGTTCTCGCGTTTCATGACCATGAATCTGACGTAGCCATTCACGTAGCTTTTCCGGAGGCCATTTCATTCTTTCTTCGGTCTGTTTACGAATAACTTCAATGATGCGCCTATTTCTTTCGCTCATTATTATTCCTTACATAATACATTGCCATGACTAACCAGATAGTAGTCATTCCAGCAAGAGTGGCACCTGCAAACAATGAGAACCATTGATGCAGATGCCAGTAGAAATATACGTTCCAGAATCCCCAAACAGCCCAAAAGAAGCTTGAAGGCCAAAATGTTCCCTTTACTGTTTTGTGCTTCCGAAGCGTAAAGATATTGATAGTTGCCGCTACCGCACCAAACGCTTCAAAGCTGCCATTGATTAAATCTGGTATGTTCATAAGTACTTCAATTTAAACCACAATTCATCTGCTTCTGCACGGAATTTCAAGCGATACTTGAAACACATTGAGACGGGATCGTATGCTTCTTCTAAGCCGTAATTGCCCGGAAAATGCTTCTGCGTTTCATTCAATACATACTGATACCGGTGAACTTCCTCGGCCTCAGTCAACCAGTTAACAGGACCGAGCTTATTCAGAAGTTCCTCAGGAGTCACGATAAATTCCACAATTATTTTTATGTAAATACGCGATTGAACTGATTGTTGACACGAATGAATGTGGTGCATTTACTTAAGTGCTTAAGCTCGGCGGCACCGGTATAAGTACACGCGCTTCTTAGTCCGCCAAGAATGTCACGAATAGTATTTTCAACTGGTCCCTTGTATGGAATCTCTACAGTTCTGCCTTCGCTGCTACGATAGTCAGCAACTCCGCCATGATGTTTGTTCATGGCAGTTTCACTGCTCATCCCATAGAACTGCACACGGCGTTCACCCGTCAAGATAATATCAGCCTCATCACTATAATATCCAGTAGGCTTCCAACGAGTAAACTGTGTGCCACCACCTTCATCATGACCGGCAAGCATTCCACCGAGCATTACGAAATCAGCACCTGCACCAAATGCCTTTGCTACATCGCCAGGACAAGTACAACCGCCATCAGCAATAATATGACCTCCAAGACCGTGTGCTGCGTCTGCGCACTCGATAATTGCGGAAAGTTGTGGATAACCCACGCCAGTCTGGATACGAGTAGTACACACAGAACCGGGTCCAATACCCACCTTAATAATATCAGCGCCACGTAAAATTAACTCCTGAGTCATATCTGCGGTAACAACATTGCCAGCAATGATAGTTTTATTGGGGTATAGTCCCCTAACCTTGGCAACAAAATCACCAAAATGTTCACTATACCCATTGGCAACATCAATACAGATAAATTCAAACGGATACAGGGTCATCAAATCTTGAAGTTTTTGATAATCTGCATCACTTGTTCCTGTACTTACCGCAACATTACTAAAGTTGATATTCCCATCATAAAGTTCAAAACCAGCAACATTGTAGCTTTTAACCAAGCAGGTAAACAAAGAGTTCTTGTTTAACTCTTCTGCCATAGCAAGGGTTCCAACCCCATCCATGTTTGCCGCCATAATGGCAATCCCCCGCCATTCGGCACCGCTATGTTTGAACTTAAAATTTCGTTCTAAATTGACTTCCTTGCGACTAGAAAGAGTTGACCGCTTTGGACGAATCAACACATCACTAAAGTCAAGAAGAATCTCATTTTCAATACGCATTAGTAACCCATTCTAAACTCATTACATTTAACACATCTCTGTGGTGTTGGATAAAGACCCCTATCAAGGAGGATATTTTTAACCATGCGTTTTGGCAGCTTCTTGTTCCCTCCAACGGGTATAATCAATCTCCCACTGGTTTTTCACTGCCTTGCCAGCGATAAATTTTTGGAACTGCCGATAGATGTAACTCTTGCTGCTGTAGAGTTCAGCCTCGTCAAAACGATAGCCGTACATGCTACAAAAATCACGATACTTATCAAGATCGTCAAAGATTTGATTGATGTTCGTGTTTGGCTTAGTATTCTTAGACATTTATAATCCTTAGATTTTTAGGTTGTTTAAAGGTTGGGTTGTGTTGTAGGAAATCGTTACACCGTTACTTTCACTTTCGGATGCAGTGATAACGATGTCACGATTTGGGTAGCGAGTTGCAATATATTCATATAGCTCATCGCAGAGTTCTTCGCATGATTTATATGCCACACGAATAGCAGTATCATCAAAGAGGTTATTTAACCATCTTTTGTATGAATCTATTTCAATCTCTTCGTCAGATTTGTCAAGCTCAAGCTGTATTCTGAAATCTATAATACGAGGATTGATACCAACACGAGGAGTGCTGATTTCAACCCACATATTACGTTTCGCTTTGCTCTTTATCCTGTTGCGCGCATCTTGGAGAGCGGCACTTCGTTGTTCATCTATCATAATGTTCACACTATACCATGATGTTTAGGATTAATCAACCGTTTTGGTCAACCAACTTTGACTTCATCCTTGATCAGAGCCTTAATGACACTGATTTGAGCCTTCTTCTCGTTGATTTGATCTAACAAATCCTTGATGGCAGGACTAGTTTTAGCAAGTGCCTCAAGTTCATACTCTTCGTCACGCTTTTTCCTTGCCCATTCAAGAATGTTTTCAGCATCAGTGCTAAGACCAATACTTACATGACCGAGGTTCATATCTATCCACTGTTGACCATCGTTTACCTGAATGTTTTGCGTTGCGCTATTGAACCTCATATCACCAAGTCCAAGCGCACCAGAATAACTATTAAGATAGGTAGTGGGAGGAAAACCTCCATTAACCACAATATGTCGGTTACTTCCGCTGATACTTTTAAACATCACTTCACCGCTGGTAATAGATAACGCCACACTGAAAGACCACTGTCTACAGTGATTTCAATAACTCCCGCATCAGCAATGCGAACAACTTTGTCACCCGGCAAGTCCATGATTGCGAGGAAAACCTTCACTGGCCAGTTCCATGGCTTCGCAATCTTGCCGCTCACAGTTGATTGGAATACGAAGTTTCCGGAGTGTGTGGAAGGATCACCAAAGTAAATCTTCAAGTCACCGTTTTCAGTCTTGGTCTTGAAATAAGCTTCTTCGCTGTTAGCCTGCGCCTGCTTTTTCAAACGCTGAATGTTGGCAACTAGCGGCTCAAACTCAACATCCCAAGAAGTTCCCTTAAAGGCTACATTCTTAACCTTTTCCTCAACAATCCCTTTTCCCATCAAACGATAATCGTTAACGAAGTCGCCAGTCTTGGTCTCAAAGTGAATAGCAGCAGGTGCAGTTGGATCAGATGAAGTCCCACGGGTGACATTGATGGTAGCATTATCATCATAGTCATCAAAGTTTACGATAGTCTTCAGCTTTGTCAAGTTTGGCATACCAAAAGTGCCAACAAAGTCTGCGAGAGGAGTCTTGAAGTTACCATAAACGATAACGGTTCGGTCTTCCGAAGATGCAGTAATCTGAGTATCACTATCTGTTCCAGATACCTTCACAAGATCAACGAAACTGTGGGTATGCTGAATGATATCAAGCAAATAATCTTTCATTGTGTTTCCTTTTTATAGAATAATATTATACGAATGGAGGGTATAAGTCAATGTTTTTGTTAACCAAAACTGAAAAGATCATTGAACGTGCTATTGGTGTCCGTATCTAAACGAAGGTCCCATTTTAAAACGCCAAGAAGGTTTTCAACCTTTTCGTCAACCAGCTTGCGTTCCATATCCTTATCATCAAACGGAAGGTCAAGGAACCATTGTGGAAGCCTCAACTCATCAGTTGGATAAGCGATAGATGTAAAACCAAGAGGATTGGTCTTAAGAGAACACACTACCACTTTCATACCATCAACGATCTTCTGGCTATAGTTGTCCCCATGCATCTTGCGTAAATAGTTGTAGTTTATGGCTGCTCTAGCGTGACCAACTCCACACTTGCCAGTTTTTTCAAACTCAATCGTATGATTGGTCAAGTTATTGACTGATTTTGGATTTCCTTTAGTCCAACTATCTTGTTCCGATAAGTGATTCTTGAAATCCTTGATTTTTTCAATAACTTCATCACGCTGCTTACCTTGCTGGATAACCATACAAAGGACATCCATCAGAAACTCTTGAATATACTTTGGTGTGTCAGAACGCTTCAATGCAACGCCCATGGCCTTTACCTTACCATATCCAATGTTTACGCCCTTCTTTTTGGCTTCTTCTGGATCAGTGATCAGATCATAGCGATCACCTTCCATGTCAAAGATATTGATGGCATAAATCTTCTTAGTGATGAAAATAGCACGATCACCGATCAACTCGCGACCAGCCTTAATGACTGAACCGTTCTTGCGTGGACAGTGAAATACGCGTTCCATGAATGCAGGGAAACTATCATTAGTCTGCTCTGCGATGTTGTCATAGAGTGCAACACAAGTATCCTTATTCCATTCTACCTCACCCCTATCAATCTGATCCTTTAGCATAGGGTATGCAGTGAAGTAGCAAGAGTCAGTATCGCCATATACGATTGAACTACCTTCATGGGTGTAGTTACCCTCAATGAGTTCATTGATCTTACTCATCATGTGGCGAGTAATCTGTCGACCAGATAAAGTAACTGACTGACCAATACGTTTATCGTAGAAACGGCAGTGTTCATTCAAAAGTGCGCCATATGCAGAGTTGAGTAGAATCTTACGAACAAGCTGTCGCTTATCATAATACTCAAATAACACCATATCACCAGAAGATTTTGCTTCTTTGGCTTGCTTCTGAGTTGCCTTACGTTCTGAATACCAACGAGAAAGCAGACCCGGAATGACACCTTCTTTCTCATATGTAAAGATGGTGCCATTTGCTGAAAGAATGTAGGGGTTATTGCTATCAAAAACCATCTTCCAGATTTCGGCAGCAGACATTTCTACTGATCGTCCATCTTCATAATCAACAATCAGCATGGTGCCACGCTCTTGATTCATAATAGCCGTATATTCAAGCGAGCCAAAGAGACCATCCCAAAGTAGTGCAGCAGTTATGCCCTTATCTTCACCCTTTTTAGTCTTTTTCTTTTTCTTGGAAATGGCAATGCTCTTTTCCTTCATATAATGATCGGTAAGAGTTTGACGAACCTGAGCAACGATTGTCTCTGGAGACATGTTTAGTGCACGAATGTCTGATGGATACAGTGAGTTGATGTCAACTGCGCCAACATATTCATGCATACCTACCTGAGGATTGGCAACGAATGCACCTGCAGCCTGCGTAGTGTCATTGGTTTCCTGTTCTCGTGTTTTATCAGGAATGATGAATCCACGCTCATGTGCTTCATTGACAACAGCCATCTCAATCATGGCCACAGAACCCATTGCAGTAGGTAGCAGCACGGTATTTTCGTGAGCCAGAGCGTTTGCAAGATCAAGAAACTTCGTCTTACGGTGAATCTTCACCATAAGCATAGTATCCTGTCGGTTATATTCAATGAACTTCTTAAAGTCTTGGTTATACAGTTGGTCTAATGAACCCTCATACTGAGTCTTGCGTTCATTTACTTCCATTTCGCCAATAGAATCAAGTGAATAACTGTGGCGAGATTCATAGTTATACTTCTTGTATAACTGCAAATAGTCCATGTGAATACGACCAACCAAGTCATAGGTGGACTCTTCCTTACCAAAGCGTTCATATGTTCTTACCTTAGGAAGTTGCCCAAGAAGACAGAACTTTCGTGTGTCATCCTTGGACATAATACGAGTCACACGATTCACACAGTATGGAATATCGTATCCCTCTGAGTTCCATCCAGTGAGAACATCGGCATCTTCAATCAGTTCAAAGAATGTCTCAAACATTTCAATCTCAGAACGAAAAAGAAACGTATTGGGAAAATCATTGACCAACTCTTGCGCCGTCTCATCGGACATATGCTTCGGTGGGATGGCAAGTGTAATCAGTTGATCCAACCAATCCAAATACAACGAAATAGCTGTAACTGGATTGAATGGATCATCCGTTGGACTAAAACCTCTTTCGGGGTCAAAGTCCACTTCAATATCGAAGAAGCATGTATGGAGTTTTGGAGGCTCTACGTTAAGGTAGTTGTCCGCCAAGCAGCGGAACACAACGTTGACATCGCTTTCAAACAACTTCTTATTGCTGTGAATGCGTTTTTCTTTCTGAAACTCAGTACGTTTACGTGTTGAGAATCTGGAAAGAGAATCACCGAAGATAGAACGATACTTGCCCTTGTGGTCAGGATAATAGAGAACATAGTTTGTTGGATATTCTCTATATACCCGATTGCCCTCAGGAGTTCTTTCTACAACGTGAATGCGATCATCTTTTATTGACAATACGGCATCAACGTAGCTCATTTTTTACTCTTACAATTATGGCCATGCCAGCGAATATAGTTACTATTTCCTTTTCCGATTTTACCACAGTACTCACATTCCCATTCCTGATTTTTATATTGTTTAGGTTGTTTACTTGCGGTGCAGTTCTGACCGTGCCAGCGTTTTAGATTAGCAATATCAGATTCTATACCACAGTTAAAGCAAGTTGCTCTTTTTCGGTTAAGAGCAGCTTTTCTGTTTTTAGCTCTGGTCTCCAGTGATCTTTTCTTTCCCGTTTGTATTTCAGACATTTTTTTGGCAATACGTGGGTTTCGCATTGGGTTTTTGTCTCCGAGAAGATCAGGGCGTGGCCCTCCCTTCAGAAAATGGTGACTCCCATCAGCTATACGCCGTAAAGCATGATTTTTACTCAGCAGAGATATCTCTCCCGGTGTTTTTCCCATTCTTAGTGCTAAAAGAATACATGCGGCCCAATCACCTTGGCGATGATGTATGTCATAATGTTCCTGTATCGAAATACACATGAGATTGCTAATTTTGTTGTTTAATTTGTTTCCATCTATATGATGAATATCATATGATCTACCATCTTTATCTTTTGGTATTGGACCATAATAAGATTCCCATAACTTTCTGTAGTTCATGAGAATACTCCGATTAGTAAGTGTAGTGTTGGGCTATCTGTGAATCGGCACAGAAAGGTAGCTACTGCTGTTCGCACAAAGATATTTATCAGAGTATTCACCGTATCAGGTTTTACCCACCGTGGCTAGTATTGTATTTAGTTCCTCATTTTCCTCGTTCGTTTCATTCAAACGAGACTTATAAGCAATCTTGATAGCCTTCTTGAGGATGGATGGCTTGATTTCAAGTTCTTCTGCAATCGCCTTAACAGTGTCGTTAAGACCTTCATTGAGAGTTTCAACTTCCTGTAAAACGTTGATTCCCTCGTTGACGAGTTGAGTCAGTTTGAGCTTTGCTTCTGCATTAAAGTTACGTGACATATTATCTCCTTGTTAGTCTAGTTATTATAGCAGACTGCGTAGAAAAGTAAAGGTTTTTGGTCAATCCATTTGATTAATTAGATTTTCAAGATCATTTAAAAGATTAATAGGTAAGGTTTCGGTGTATCCATCTGAACACTCATTCTTGGTAACTGCGCCATTGACATATCCAAAATGAGATTTGATCTTAGATTCCCACTCAAGTCCCTTTTCTCCAGTATCAAAATCTTTTATATAATGTACAGTATATGCCCCATTCTTGGTCCGGTGACTGGCTAGTCTCCTTTTTAGATTAGTTGTCACCCCAAATTTAATAAAAGTATCAAATAGCAATACATAACCAGTTGATGGTTTAGTTGGATTAAATCCCTGTCCATTGCAGTTTGGGCATGGTGATTTTCTTTTTATACGATTTGGAACCACTGACCATGTATATCCACATGTAAGGTGGGTATGTGATATTTTTGAGTGTGTGCCATTATATTCTTCATTGACGATAAAATCTGGATTATTTAAACTCAACTGTTCTACATATTCATCATGTGTTAATTTTTGATTTCTAGCACACTTTGGACAGCCTCTTCCTATTTTAATTTTTTCTGGTTTGGCCATCCACGTATGTCCACATCTGAGACTGGTGTATGATATTTTTGTAGTATTATTGATGTAGTTTTCGTTAACTATCAATTCAGGTCTGTGTATACGTAAAAATTCTACGTATTCTTCATGTGTCATTTTTTTTCTCATACCAATATGATATCAGATATCACGAAAAAGTAAACAGTTTTGGTCAACATAGTTGTTCAAGTTCTTCAAGTAGGAAAAGGGGTAGTGTCTCGGTATATCCACAGGGGCACATCTCTTTGGAAACTGCACCTTGGGGATATCCAAAATGATTTTTTATTCGTTTTTCCCACTCAATAGCATCTTTTCCGTTAGTGAATGTTTTTGTATAATGCACCGTGTGTTTTCCGTTCTTTGCTCGGTGATCTTTTAGTCTGTTCTTTAATATGTTAGTAATACCATATTTTAAGAATCCATCAAAAATCAGAATATAAACGGTTACTGGCTTAGTGGGATCAAACTTGCATATACGACACATGGGACAGCCTCTCCCAGATTTAATATTGGTTGGTCGCGCCAGCCATTCATGTCCACAAGTAAGGTGGGTGTGTGATATTTTTGTTGCGGCATTGATATATCTACCGTTAACTACAAACTCTGGTCTATGTGTGCGGAGATATGCTTCGTATTCTTCCTGAGTTACCGTTTTTGTCATACCATAATGGTATCACATATCACAAAAAAGTAAACACTTTCGGGCAATCACTGGAAAATGTGATGATTCTTTTCGCCGTAAATCTTGATGTATTTACCAGCTAACATATCAGCCATAGCCTCAATAGGACTACCGGGATAGCTGGCACCGGGCTTGATCATACCGATTTCATCTTGACGAACATGGACCAGTTCATGAAAAACTGTGCGTAGTATGTCAACAAGATTTCTGTCCTTGGCATAAACCCATACTGAACCTTGTCCCTGAACATGCCCACCAGTGTGATGATTGTCTTGGGCATCTTGTGTATCATAGCTAAGTTGAATTTTTGGTAGATGTTGAATGTGAAGTCTTCTGCCAGCCCATTCAGCAAACTTTCTGACTTCTTCTCCAAGATCATCAGTTGGGTTTCCGCTAGTTTCGTCTAAATCTCTAACGTCTTCAATCCAATCGGCGGGAACTTTATGGTAAGTTCTTTTAAAAATATCATGAAGTGCTTCATCGGTAAGTCTATGCTTTTTTGCAATGCTGCGAATCAATCTATCAATGGTATCATAATCATGCTTCTCCAAAGAAGGTAGTTTCTTGGCTAGTTCATGTGCAGCCGCTGCATGGATGATGTCTTCTGTTAACATGAATGTATTTATCCTACTAAAAACAATAACGGCGGAGAAATTAATCCCCGCCGCCATCATTTGACTGTGAACGCTATTAGAAGCGAACAGAAGTCGTAGCAACTACGCCGTTGTTCTTGACACCGCCAAGATCAGTATGAGCATACTGAACACCAACTGAGAATGGTCCTACAACATTCAAATCAACGCCCCCAGTTGCACGAAGCCCCTGAAGATTGTGTGCATGAAGATCGCGTAGGTTATCATAACCAAGACCAGCATATACAAGAGTATAACCAGTCACTTCATAACCAAGACGAGCGCCAACATTGACATCGCGACGATCAAACACGTTGTCAAGGCCAGTTTCCAAACCAGCAGTGATCGGACCAACAACCTTGGTGTCGTAACCGAGTTCAACACCATAAGTGAAGTCACGATTTGACGGAATGTTTGAGATGTCCTGATAACCAACTTCACCAGTTACGCGAGGACCAACAAAGCTATCTGCCATTGCTGGAGCGGCAGTTGCGGCGGATACAGCCAATAGTGCTGCTGTGATTAACTTCTTCATATTTTTCCTTTTTCTGTTTGAGGATTATTTCTCTAATCCAGTATCCTATATAGCATCAGATACATGAAATATCAAGCATTTTGGTCCACAAGTTATTTTGATGTTGCCCTGTACACCCCATCCCAATCTCTAGGTTTTGGTGGATTCTGTTGTATCTCTTTGATCCTATCTTGCATCATTAAGTAATAAGATTTCAGTACGCCGTTCCAGTTATTTTCCATAGCCTGTGCAAAACCCAATGCTCTGTTCCAAGCACCCATTCTATATGCATCCATGAATCGTTGATGTGCTAGTTGCGCTTTTGCGTCCTTGTGCTCCAACACCGTATAGATTCTGGAAGGTTCTGTTTTGCCCTTGACTGCGATAAGATCAAGTTCAACGACCTGATACTTGTCTTTCACGTATTCTGCGGTTTTGGGACCAATAATGATTTTAACCCCGTAAGGCTTGCTTTGACCTTCCAGCCTACTTGCGAGATTAACGCCATCACCCAGACAAGTATAATCAAACCGCTGGTCGCTGCCCATATTGCCGACAACAACAGTATCAGTATTAATACCGAGACCCATTCCAAAAGCTGGTACGCCTTCTTTTTTGACTTCATTGTTAAATTCCTCCAATGCTTTCAACATCTGAAACGCTGTTTTTACTGCATCCAATGCGTGTTTCTCATTGTTTACAGGTGCGTTCCAGAATGCCATTTGAGCATCACCTATATACTTATCAAGCGTACCTTTGTTCTCAAGAATTGCTTTGGTCATCGCTGTCATGTAGCGATTCATAATCTTGGTCAATCCTTGAACGTCCTTGCCATAATGTTCTGAGATTGTAGTGAAACCACGAACATCCGTGAACATGATGGACAGTTCTTGCTCAGTGCCTCCTAGCTGTAATAGTTCTGGTTGACGCTGTAGTTGTGCAACAAGATCAGGACTCAAATAAGTTCCAAACTGCTTCTTGATCTGCTGCTTTTGTAGAAACTCATTGATGAATTTTACACTGTAAACATGCAAATAAATAATGAGAGCAGACAAGAAGTTGAATGAAATATCAAACAATATCTTATTATGACTATATAGATATACAGGAGTATAAGCATATCCGATCAGTAATATTCCAATCCAAACAATGGAATATCTTAGATTAGACAAGCCTATAACTGCTAGTGAAAGAAGCACAAATGCCAGAAGATCAACCAGCCCAACCCAATTCGGAATTGACACAGAATCCTGATTTATCAGAGTCTGAAGAATGCTGGCCTGAACCTGATGGGGCATTTTGGCACCAGCCGGAGTCGCTACTGGGTTTGCGATCCCGCTCGCAGTCACACCGAGTAGAACGATCTTTCCATCGAGACGAGGAATATTCTCGCCTACTTCAAACGATGAGAATTCGGAATTCGGATTAATAAACACACGACCATATTCATCTGTAGGAATTTTACCAAACTGTGGAACACGAACAGCCTCAACACCAGTCTCATTTATTTTCGCTTGATAGCTTGGATCACCAGCAGCGACACGCAACAGTTCTAAGGCGAACGAAGGGTAGTATTCGCCATTTGAAGTCCCTAATAAAGGCATTCGGCGCACAACCCCATCCGTCTCGGGAAGAGTTGTTGTTATGCCGACACCTACAGCGGATTGTTGAAGAACTGGAATGTTATCAAGAACACAAGGATAGTTCGGAAGAAACTGAGTTGGTTTCCCGTCACCGATTACAGCAACACCTGTGCGGCGAGTCTGACGATTATCCCTAGTGCAATCGGTTGAAAGTGTTTGGCTAAGCACTACAGGGTGATTTGCTAACGCATTTGCAAAGGCATCATCACCATTGAATCTATCTTTTTCCGGATAGAGAATGGTGCTTCCAACAAGACCAGCATGACCATTATCGTAAATGTCATTGATAATCTTGGCATAAGTGTCTCTAGGGAATGGATATTGTCCGTATTTTTCTATTGCTTTCTCGCCAATATTTGCAATGACGATTTGATCAGAATGTACAGGCTTGCCTAGCATAAGATAATCATAAAACTTAAGCTTCATCGCATCAACTAGATACGGATTGGAAAGCTTGACGATAAGAAGTAATGTTAAAGTGAAAAGAGCCATCCAAGGACTCAATAGGATTTTTCGTAGTTTTTTCATGGCTCTATCCTTAATGTTTTACATATGAATATCCAGTGCAGGTTCCAGTAGTACAAGTAATGCTCATTGATGCGCTATCAGTAGTAGTAGGATTATCCTGAACGACAGTTACTCCGATATTTGAACTATTTAGCGTAAGAGAAAACATTTTCTGTGCAGTGCCAGCTTGTGTGGCACTTACCGTATTTCCACTAGTTGGTATATTAAGTTCTAAGAAGTGATTGCCCGTTCCAGTCTGTGATGTGGTGATGTTATTACCTGTTCCTGTAACGTTCTGAAATAGATTTTGTCCACCTGATTGAGTGTTGTTCAATATGTTTGAGTTGCCGTTAATGATAGCCTGCTCATAGTTGGAGTTTCCTGCCTGATTTACTGTCATATTATTTCCAGTTCCAACAATATTAGCTTCAACTAGGTTATGATATCCATTCAATGTTTGACCACCTTGTGTCACGTTCAAGCTATTTGATGCACCGTTAATAACCAATGCTGTGCCATTAGGACCTCTTACAGCATTGTAATCACCTGTTTGAGTAACAGTTACACTAGTGTTATCTCCACCGTATTGATTGATGTAGACAGTGTTATAACCTATAGTTGAGGTTTGGTTTATATAGTTCTGCTCTATTGAACTGATAACAGCAGGAGGATAAGTGGGTGCAGGAGGTGCCGCAGATTGTCCTGCTGCTAATGGAGTAGTTGAGCCACTGCCTGCAAAAGTATTTGTTTGCGCAACAGTTGGGTTTAGAGTACCAGTAAAGCTGAATCCATTTGAGTTAGGGAATCCATAGTCAGTGCTGAAGACTGTGCCATTTAGATTGGCATTGGTGAAGAAAAAGAAATGATGTCCTAGACTGTCTGTTCCCTCAACATCCAGTTTACCCGGACCAAGATCAGCCGCAACGGAACCATTGCTATTATACACAATCATTTCCCAGGGATAGCTAGGATTGCCACTAGCGATAAATCCGATATATTGCGTTGACGATAAGTGATAAGGTGATCCTGTGTTCCAAGAAGTGCCTATGCCACTTAGGCTATAGATTTGACAAGTTGTGGTATACAAGCAAGCACTGACATTCCATTGCGTGTCACTGAACTGTGCAGCACCGAACTCCAGATTGGAAAAAGAGGTTGCCATAGCAGGAACAGTGAATAACCTTAAACATAGAATGAAAAGTAGAATCTTATTAAAGGTTTTCATTTGTTAGGTGCTCCATTCTGGACTATTGTTATTGTTCCTTGTGGTCTACCATCACCTTGATTAGTCCATTTTTGATTCATAAAGTTGTATGAATCTACCAGTCCATTTTGAGAAACCACTACCTGTACTTGTGTATTTAGCGGTAACCAAACAGTAGCAGCCTGCTCTTTGTCTTGAGAAAGTTCTGAATAAGCCCATCCTATTTGAACAAGTTTCTTGTTCAATACAGGAGAAACATTGGTGTGTATTGTTTGTTTTGGAAGAGTTGCATTGTTTTCCAAATAAACCTGTTCCAATTGATCTGGAGTAGCGGGCTTGGCAGCAATCAATACTGCAACTTCTTCAAATGGATCACCACCTGAGTCTGGGTCTTGGTTTGCATCAGCAGCCGCCTGTGAAGGGTTCAACGAAAGCTTCAATGCGTTTTTTGATATCTTGTTAAGACTATCACCAGAATCGGTAGTGGGTGCTGAAATCTGTAGTGTATTGTTTACCTGCTTCATTGTCATATTTACTTTGACCGGAGGAGCAGGTGGAGTGAAACTGTTTTCCACCATAGTTGCTTGGAAAGGTCTGGACAGAGTTACTACTCCAGCAGCAGTTAGAACCTCAATAGACCCGGTTGGGCATTCATCTGTTATCTTTGTGGGGTCCTTGTCATCATAACAGCTAGGTAGTAGAATGACAGTTGTTTTGCCAGTTTCATCAACTGACATCAAAAAGTCTGTGCCACGAACACCAATCGTTGCAGTTGGAGTATGTATATTAACACCACCGGGATTGCCATGTGCGATTTTACCAGATGCATATCGCACTGTACCTAATGCAACTTTAAGACCAAGCTTGCCTTTGTTTGAGTTTCCACCATCATATACGAAGTCATCTATTACAAGCTTACTGTTTTCGGTGATATTAACCGTAGTGCTATCAATAAACGTGATCTTGAACTTACCTTGACTGTTGGTGGTGATCGTATCCATCTTTTCAATCCCGCTACCTTTAGCAGCAGGATGTATCGTATTTGATCTTTTGATTTGACCTCCGCCTCTAAAATCTGTTACCGACCCGATTGATGCCATCGCAGGGGTCGATAATAGAAGTAATAGATTAATGGCCAGTCTTAATATTGAACGTGCCATTGTTACCGGTACTCGTTATGTTGATTACTGTTTCAGAAGCACCATACTGTTGAGTAGTAAGAGTGTTACCTGTTCCAGTAAAGCTGGCATATAGAGAGTGACCATATGTTCCACCGGCATCAGTTTGTGTCACGTTAGTAGTATTGTTGCTACCAGTGAACAATAATGTTTGTGACGAGTTAGGCGAGTTATCAGTTACAGTAAATGCGTTATTGTTGCCATTGGTGTTGATTGTTTGCGTAATATTTGCAGCAGACCCATGAAAATTCAATGAGTTGTTGTTACCATCAAATACAACATTAAGATTCAACTTATTACAGTTTGAATCGCCCTGCTGTGTGCCACATGCAATGACAGCAGTATTATTATTACCAATCTGTTGAATAGTAGCAGTTGCGCCACTACCTGTTCCAGTAGAACCTACAATACCCATTAGTAATGAGTTTGAATTGCCAGTTTGAATAACTGTAACAGTTTGATTGTCACCAGAAAGATAAATTGGATTTACCAAAGTACCTGTAATGTTAGATACACCTGTTTGTTGGATATTTACATTTACGTTATTACCTGACTGATCAATGTATACTTTATTTGTTGTTGCTACTGTGCCTGCTTCTGTTGCATTGGGTGAAGTTGCTACGATTGCAGGAGGATTTGGTGCAGTAGGAAGTACCGCAGTTGCTGGAGTGCCAGCATCAACTGATGCTGTTTGTGCAAACGCAGCACTAGATACTAGCAACGAACCAAGAATTAATGCATATTTTATTATTTTCATCTTTGTAATCCTTACTTTGTTGTAGTTGTTTGTGCGGTTGCCTTAAAGTGCCAAAGCCCTTTCTTTTCGCCGCTCTTTATTAGTTCTGCTACACCGAGTTCAATGGCTGCTCTTATAGCATAACTTCCAGCTTCATTAGTCGTTTGTTGTCCATCAAGTTCAAATGCCTGTGTTCCCAAATCAAAGAGTTTAAACACTGTTATACCCTCTGAGGTAGACAAAACATTTTTATTGACAGTGACACTATCTAATACTTCGCCGGTTTGTGTAGATACGAGTCGCATATTGATTACGACCATATCTTCACTGTATTGAGTATTCGGACCTATGCCTAGATAACGAACCCCATTACCTCCTGTTTTAGTATCACTGTTATAATCAATGATACCACCTTCAATGATCAAGCCCGCTACCGTTAAAGGTGGCAGCGGTGTTGCTTTATCACCATATTCTTGTTCACGCATCTGACGAATAAGTTGACGTTCCTTTATGAGACTGTCAATACCCACACGTTCAACTGGTCTAAACCATTTGCCATTGTCAACATCTGATAGAGTTTTAATAAGATATGCGTCAGCACCCTGAGTTACTGCGGTACTGAACGTGCTTAGAGTTGATGATGGCTTACGCTGTCCAGTCTTGTCAGTAAATGCATATACTGCAACTGGAATCGGTGGACCTTCAGGATCAGGGATGCCCTTGAATACCTTTTCATTGGCAAACTTAGACACTACAGGCTTTGATCTAAGCATTTCCGTGTCTTTGTTCAGTCTAGGGTGAATGCCTCCGATACAACCGGACAAAAGAAGCATTAATGGCAAAATCAATAGTTTTTTCATGTCAAGGCTCCTTAAAACGCAAATGTCGCAATAGGAACATTGACCACTGTTTGATTGCCTGAACTGTCAACTACCGTGAGTTGCACATTGGTGCCTGTTTTTAGGTAACTAATGGTGTTTCCATCTAGATTAAATGTTCCTGCGTTGGATGATCCTCCGGCTTGGAACAAGTTGTTTGACAACTGTGTTGCAAGCTGTGCATACACTTGTGAAGTAAACAGAGAAATAAACTTAGCTAGAGGAGTGTTTGATGCAGCAGCGGCGGCGGCTGCTTGAGCAGATGCTAATGCATTTGCATTTGAGGCAGCATTAGAAGACTCTAACGACTGCACCGAAAGTACATGGTTAGACCAGTTGATGCCATTAAATGAAGGGTCTTTAAACTGCTGAATCAGTGGATCAGCATGTGCCGTTCCTGCAATACTAAGTGCTGTGATTAGAGAAAGTGCTTTTAATATTTTTCTCATTATTTCTCTCCAAATATTTAACTACTTCCGCCAGAAGCCTCTTGATCTGCTTCTTTGTGATGTACACGAGGTTGATTGATAATCTTTTCGGCCTCAACACGCTCATGTTCAATGGTCTTTCCGCGCAAGTGTAATACCGTATTAACTTTTTGATTAAGTCTGATCAAGTCATTGTCTAGCATTCTGATACGATCAATCAGCGCGATCAGAACAGTGTTTGCTTCGCTGAGAACCGGCTTGACTTCTTTTGTCGCCCATTCCCAAACGTAGAACACGAAATATCCCATGCCGCCAGCAGCAATGATGGGGAATCCATACTTGTTTACTAGTTCTGCTATTTCACCCATCAGTCGCGTCTCGCATCTGTCTTGCCATCAGCACGAGCGATTCGTTCAACATCTGGTCTTAAACCCAACGCATTTGAAACAACAGTGTCAATGCGAATGACATCGTGATTCATAGTCTTAACACGATTGTCTAGTGCGGTGATGATACCAGCCATACCTTTTACGCTACCCGTGACACCAGCAAGAATAAACTTTAGGGTGAGGAACACAAAGTAACCAGCCCCTAATGCAGCCGCAATAGGAAATCCAACATCACCAATAACTTTAAAGATATCTGTACCCATAAACCCTCATAACAGTAAAACCCCAGTGTTTTGTTTACACTGAGGTGTTACTATTATTTAGTCATTTTGGGTATTTTTAAGTATCAGTAGATACTGCGTGGCATCTTTTCTTTTTGGGCAAAGTTGATCAGCGCATCAGTAAAGTCCATGGCGCTCTTGCAAGCCTGATTTTGCATGGCTTCACGATCAATCGGCTTGAGACCATTGTAAACATCAAAGAAGGCGTGAATGGTCCGAAGAGGAATCTTCACCTTGTCCCCATCTTGGAAAACGATGTCGCGATTTCCACCAACATCAATGCTCTTGCGAAGCTGCATCGGAAGAACGGGAATCTTGTCGTAGTCGGGATCATTGATCAGAGCGTCTTCGTAGAATGCCTTAGTCATTGTGGTCACCTTTCGTTTGTGATGACAGTCTTCTAAGGCATGTAAATCAACGT